GATTGGCTTTACATCAAAAGAATCGGGAGTAATGCAAAACTGGAGTAAAGAACGCATCAATATATTAGCTCAAAAGCGGTTTAATAGAGTGGATTATATACAGACACCTGAAGTGTAAATATGACCTTTGTATTACTGCCTTATAGTGTACTAGACGATCTGCGCCTTAGCAAGTCGGATATCCAAGTCTATATTTCATTAGCCAGGTATGCTGATAATAAGACTAGATTGTGCTATCCCTCAATGGCTACAATTGCTAAAGTATCACGATTGAGACGCCCCACTATCTGTAAATCATTGATTAACCTGGAAATATACGGTCATATCATAATTAAACGCAAACACGGCACTGTCAATCACTATCAATTAGTTGCCCCGAATGCTAAACTATTGCCGTTCTAACCTGTTAAATTAAAGCACCATGACCTGTTAAAATGGAGCACCTACTACCTGTTAAAATGGAGCACCACGAACTATACTCATTATAACTATACTTAATTAACTATATAATTACGTTGTGTATATAATAGGCAGGGTAGTAAGAAAACCCAAAACAATATTATATACCCCTTGCTTTTATAGTACAAGTGTGCTATAATATATACCAAGGTGAAAAACATGAACCAAGACCTATTTAAACACCTATCCTTAGACCTACTCCTACTCCAAGAGCTAGGCACTGCCACCAACCCTCTCCTGGATGATGACTACCTTGCTAACCAATGGGATGATATTATCAAGGTTGTAGAAGATAATGATAGATAATGATAGATAATTCCAACCCCTCCCAGAACCCCATACTAAATGTAGTGTTTGAAGACCTCTATACCACTACATCTAGTACCTCAGACGATGTTATGTCCATCCAAAGACAGGAAAACGGGAGGTTTTCACCCGGTTTTAGCGGTTATCACGGCGGTTCTAAGCCTAATACAGCATCAATATCGTACTGGTTAAGGTCTATTGTATCTCAAAACAACGGTTCCGGTGCTAGAATGCTGGCAGAAAAGGCGCTAGAGATGGGATGTGAAGGCCGGCAGAACTTTATAGAGCTGATATTTGATAGGATTGATGGTAAAGTACCGAATAACCTTAATGTACAGAGCGTTGTAGTGCACCTGGGCAATGAATATGCTAGGTTGGGGATGTCCACCACAGCAGCTGAGCTCGATAGTATGCGGCAACAGTACCTGCCCATGCCCTCAGCTAGTGATAACACAGACTCATAACGTATAAGAATATATAAGAATCCTAAGAGACGTATAAGACGTATAAGAATGAGGTATGACATGGAAGGCAATTGGAAGTGGGATGGCATAGGGATTGGGGTCGTTGGTTTTTTTAACCTCATAGAGAATTTTTAAACAATATTGGTGGAAGTTTACATAAAGAGGGGGGATAGATAATGGCAGAAGACAAGAAAGAGAAAGAGGACAAGAGGAAGTGGGCGTTGGAGCAGGCGAAGGTATTTGTGAAGGGAGGGAGTGTGGAGGAGGTATTGAGGGTAGCTGGGAAACTGCTTGAGTACATAGAGGCTGATTAGGAAAGGAAGATGCTTGAAGTAAAAGTAGGGGATATTTCCTGGAACGGTATGTCCTCAGCCATACAGTTAGTTAGACTTGGTACAGACGGGAAGATTCCTGCCAGTGAATTACCGTCCCTTGAGGCGAGTATTGCTGGGGGGACAGACTTTCCTGATGCACCTAATAATTACGATTTATATTTCAAGAGTGATGAAGGATACTTATATATATATATTCCGTAGGAGGTAAGAGATGGCTGGATGGAGCAAGGTATTATTAAGTGGAGATGCGGCGGAGTTAGGGACAGCGACTCCGTTAGCGGTAGCGGCGGCTGGTGATGCGGGTACTGGGTCGGCAGCGTCTAAGGAAGACCATGTACATTCGATAGGTACTGGTACTGTGGGTGCGGTACAGTTAGCGGCTGATTGTGTTGGAGCGGCGGCGATAGATGGGACAGCGACAGACATGGCATTTGCCCAGATAGTTTTGACACCGACGGCAAGTGGTGCTGGGACTACAGAGGGTTCTTTAATGTACGATTCTGACGACAACCATTTATATGTTTACGTGGTATAAGGGGGTTTTATGGTTGACAAAGAAGACCTGCTTGGAAGGTTAGAGAGGGTTTACAAAGAAACCAAGAGCAAAGAGGGGGAAGAACTCCACAATGCTATAGTGGAGGTAATAAACAAGCAACAGCCGTCTTTGGAGAATGCGTACTTTATATTAGAACTGATAAAGTTCTCTTTAATGGAATCGAAGTACAAAGAGATATTAGGTACGGTTAAATTAACTAATAAGCTTCCGCTAAAGAAGATAGGGGGATAGTACATGGGGTGGATAGTTCCTACTGGTAATGTAGACTCGTCAGCTACATGGACAAGTGAAATGCTTGCTTATGATGAGAATACAGGGAATTATGCTTACACCAGTGTTCCGAGGAACGGGTGGAGCGGTTATCTTGAACTAACGGTAGATGCGCTGAGTTGTGATAGGGTTAGGGGTTGGTTTAACGAGGGGATAGCGAATGTAAGCAACTTTGAATTAGACGTTTATTATGATAGTGGTTGGCACACCGTACAATCGGGAGAACCGGTTTATGGTGAATATGTAGAGTTTTTAATAGGTAGTACGAAATCTGTAACTTCGATGAGGTTTCGGTTTTATTCTACCAAGGCGGGTGCTGATGGAGGACGATGTTATGAAGCGGCTTTTTGGGAAGTTCCTGCGGGACCTACTCCAGACACTTGGAACCAAATATTATACACATCCGAGCCTCCGACTCCTAATGCTTGGAATCAGGTAAAACAAGATGTGGGAACTGGATTTGTAAAGTTGTTATATGTTTAGGGGGTAAATGGACTTAGTAATAGGAAGGGGTGAGATAGGCAGGGGGCTCTTTAATCATCTGAGGCGATTTGGGGAGACGATACTGCGAGCGCACGATGACCTGCCAGGTGGAAACTTTGACTGTGTGTATATATGCAGTGGGGTAACGAAGACGCGGGAGTGTGAGGAAGACCCTGGGGGGAGTCGTAGAGTAAATGTAGAATTCCCGATAGAGATTAGCAGGAGATATCCGTGGGGAATATGGATTAGTTCGGAGAGGGTATTTGACGGGCAGGAATCGTACAGGGAGAAGGGTGATGCAGTTAGTCCGGTTACGGAGTATGGCAGGCAGAAGGTAGAGGGGGAAGCGAGTGTACTTAGTAATGGATACGGGGTTATTCGATTTGGGAAAGTGTTGGGATGGGACATGCCGTTATTTGAGGGGTGGGTTAATGATTTACGTCAGGGTAAAGCGGTTCATCCTTTCAAAGATATGTCCATGGCGCCGGTATCTATAGGGCAGGCGGTGGAGGTACTCAGGAAGATGGGAACAGAGAAGAGGAGTGGGTTACACCAGTTAAGTGGGGACAGGGATATCTCGTATGACCGGATAGCGAAGCACTTATGCAACTATCTGGGGTACGATTTAGATTTAGTGCAGGGGATAAGCGGTGGGAGTCCTCATCCGCATACGACCTTAGCGAGTGATTTTGAGAGTCCGAATTCATGGGATGTGATAAATGAGTGGTGCGGGAAACGACTTCTTTATTGAACACGATAAGAAGATAGACGCAATTCTCTTAAAAGAAGAAAAAAATTACACTCCGGTGGACAGGGGTTATCTTGAGTATGAGTGGAAACTCTGTAAGAAGAGTATTTTCCGTTTCATGAGGTATTGCAAGATTATCGAGGCTCCAAGTCCCCAACGCCAGGGCGGGGGATTGATTCCATTCAACGTAACACCCCATGTTATTAAATTTATCCTTACCCTTCTTGGAAAACGGCTTATATCAGCGTTGAAGGCGAGACAGATTTATTTTTCAACCACTATTTCAATTTATGTCTTGTGGTACGCCATCTTCCATGAGGGAGCAAATGTACTACTTTACTCTAAGGGTGAAACTGAGGCATCAGAACTTCTGGATAAATCGAAGAGGGTATATAATGAGTTGCCATCTTTTCTGAAACCAAAGATGGGGGCCGAGAGTAAGAGTGAGATTTCCTTCCCTGTGATGAAGAGTGCGATCAGGGCTATGCCATCTACGAAGTCGGCTGGTATTGGTTATACTGCCTCGATATTAGTTTGGGATGAACATGCAGAACATGAGTACGCTAGAGAGAACTACCTGCACTCCAAACCAACGATTGACATGGCAGGCCAGTGTATTTCTTGTTTCACGGAGAATGCCTGGGATAAAGATAACCTGGCTACGGAACTGTTTGAAGGTGCGTTAAGGGACAACGATCCAGTTACAGATGGTGAGTATCTCCCGAACAAAGAGGGTGCGAATGGTTGGACACCCATATTCTTTCCCTATACTGTGGTTGTAGGTAGAGATGAGAAGTGGTATCAGGGTGTAAAGAACTCCATCCCTGAAGGAGAATTGTCAGGACTTACACCGGAACTCTATATGCTCAAGAACTATCCGAGGTCTATAGAGGAGGCTCTGAGTGTACCGCAGACTGTAAGTGCATTTGATAAGTCAGTCCTGAAGGCGATGCTAGAGGAAGCTAATAAGCAACCGAAGATTACGATATCCACGGACGGGATTGATTACAACTACATTAATATTTATAGGGATTTCCACTTGGGTGATTCATATATAGCTGCATCCGATGTGTCTTTGGGTGTAGGGCGGGACTACCAGGTAACCTGTATTATGAATGCGAGAACTGGCGTCGTAGTGGCAGACATCCTCGACAATACAATTAATGAAGAAATTTTCGCCATGTTGTCAATGCAGTTGCTCGAAATTTACAATTCACCCAAGTGGTATCCAGAGTATAACCTATATGGCAGACGGGTTATCGAGATAGCGCAGTCCAATCACTACCGGAATCTGGGGTATCGGGATGCCAAGAGAACTAAACCAGGATTCGTAACAGACGAGAAGACCAGAATGGATTTGTTCTCGGGCTTGATTCCTGCGGTTAACAACTACCAGATTACAGTGTTTAACCCCAAGGGTGTCATGCAGTTAGGGGATTTGATTAGGAATGCCGATAAGAGTGGCAGGATTGAGGCGAGGTCTAGCGGTCATGATGATTACCCGATAGCATTGGGTATCTGCTGGCTGATGAAGAAACAGATTTCGATTATACCGGATGAGATAGACGGCATTGACTCCGTTCACTTCACAGAAAAAGGTGATGCGAAGTCCGAGATAATGGACAGGGTACTGGAACTGAAAGCAGAAAGAGAACATTGGGAGAAGGAAGTTGCGGGTTTGTCTAGTAGTTCCTAATTTTAGATGGTCAAACTGGGATAAGAATACTTTGTGGCATTATATCCCTTATAACTTGTGTCTGTTAGCCTCAATGATAGAGGATATAGCAGAGGTGATAATCGTTGATGCCTATAAAGAAGACCTGAATGATAAGAAATTCATGGCACGTATTAAAGTATTCTCCCCCGATATTGTGGGTATTACTGTCTTGTTTGACCAGTATGCTTCGTCTGGTTATAAGGTAGCACAACTGGTTAAGAAAGTCAATAAGAAGATTAAGACTGTGATGGGCGGAGTGTACGCTACAACTAATCCCGAGAAGGTACTTAAAGATAAGAACATGGATGCTGTAGTGGTAGGTGAGGGCGAGTTCATGTTACGGTATCTGATTTCACTTCACAAACAAGGAAGATGGACACAGAAGTTCAGTCTGGTTGGTAACAAAATTCAGAACTTGGATGCGTTACCACTTCCGTCATACAATCTCATAGACTTTAATTCCTATGCTAATAGTGCCTCAAGAAAAAGTGTGGACTCTCCGAGAGCGTATCCTTACGCTAGGATAATGAGTTCAAGGGGTTGCCCAATGGGGTGCGCATTCTGTCAGGTGGAGACAATATCAGGTAAGGATTTCAGACCGAGAAGTGCCGAGAATGTACTGGATGAAATACAGTGGTTAAAGGAAACCTACGGTATTAAGTCTTTAATCTTCGATGATGATAATGTCCTGCACAATAAAAAGAGGGCTATAGATATATTTCAGGGCATGATAGACCGAGGGCTCGCTATGCCGTGGCTGTCAATCGGACTGGCGGTATTCAAACTGGATAAGGAACTACTGGACTTAATGAAGAAGTCGGGTTGCGAATATATCGCTGTAGCCATAGAATCAGGCACAGAGAGGGTACTGAAACAGATTATACAGAAGCCGGTAAACTTCAGTTACGCCAAAGAGATGGTGAAGTACGCCCGTTCTATTGGAATCTATGTGGCGGCGAATTACATTGTGGGATTCCCTACAGAAACATGGGAAGAGATCATGGGTACGATTCGTTTTGCAGAAGAACTGAATACTGATTACTCCAAGATATTCCATGCTGTACCGTTACCGCACACACGATTATGGAAGATGTGCGAACAGCAGGGGTTACTACCCGAGAAGTTCAATGAATATCAGTGGACTAAGGGGAATATCAACACCTCCGAATTTAGTTCTGACGATTTAACGATACTGAGAGCGTTTGAATGGGATAGGATTAACTTCACCAATCCCGAGAAGAGGGAAAGGACACGAGTAATGATGGGTGTAAGCGAAGAAGAACTGGCAGAAATCAGGAAGGGAACTAGACAGAACGCCTGTCAGCTAGTAGGAGAAAGATGAACAAACCAACTGTAAAAGATATACTGGAACTCTACGATAAAACTGATAAGGTTTATATTGAATCGAAGTTGGGTGAGGCGTTCTCGGAAGATAACCGCTTCTACGAACTGGACTTTCTGGCTGATTTGAATATTCCCAAAGAGTTCCAGAAGGATGCTACCGTTCTGCCTACGGGGAGAGACAGGTTGGATTCGCTGGTAGACCATACCGATATCTCCCACGCCCGTGTGTTCGTTAATAAGAAGGGAACATCCGAATCCTCAAGGGATTCACAGGAGATGTTACGTAAGTTTGCTCTCGGTCTTATTCATAGAACCAACGTAGAATCTGATATTAGTCCGTTACGGGTTAGTGCCAAACACTACTGGTTACATGGTGCTTCGTGGATTAAGACAGTCTGGGATGCCGATAACTGGCTGGACAGACCGTTTAAGAAGGATGGCGAATCAGAAGATGATTGGGCCGGCAGGATAGACGAGTGGCGGGATAAAACCCATAACTCACTCCCGATAGTAATTCAGGCAATCAATCCTGCGAATATAAGACCCGACCCGTATCACAACGGCAGACTCTATGTATTTGAAGTCAGGAAGAAACTGGTCTACGATATTAAGAACTCCAAATTCGGGGAAGGTTGGTCTAATCCTAATAACAAAAGTGATTCGGCAGAAGTAGAACAGATTGAATATACCGATAAGAACTACCGATGTATCCTGATAGACAGGGAACCAGTCTGGAAGAAGTTCGGTGGGGTTATAGACCACAAGTATGGATTCATACCGTACACCTTGATAGAAACCGGACTTGGCAATGTAGATATTGACTCCAACCCAGTTAAGAGGTATGTCGGAATCCTGCGCTACATGAAGAAGTTACTCATATCACAGAGTTCTATCTACTCTATGTGCGATATCCTGACTAAGATGGAGACTATGATTGGCGGTTATATCACAGGTGCCGACGCTGCCACTATTGGTAAGATAAACCAGGCTTACGGTAAGTGGTTTGCAGTTGGAGAAAAGGATGTTAAATTCAACCGGTGGGAACGTAATCTTGCTCCAGAGAAAGTTTACCAGCATCTATCGTATATCACAGACTTAGTTGACATCCATTCATCTCCAAGGTCAATGCAGGGTGTAGGAGAACCGGGTGTGCGTTCTGGTGCAGACAGGCAATTAGTTCTGGCAGAGGCACAATCTAAACTTAACTACTCCAAGGATGCGTTTGCTAATGGGTGGGCGCAGGTATTAACCAAGTGTGCCAAGTTAGTAAAGAATGTTATCCCTGGCGATTTCGAGATTTGGACTAGAACACCGTCTGACGAATTTGACCTCGTGATTAAGAAGGCGTTATTCAAGGAACCGTTCAACTTCTATGTTGAGTTCTCACCTATCTCAGAGGAAGACGAATACCGCAGACATGAGGACTTAATGAGAATGTTCCAGTCTGGTTTATATACCTTACAGCACGCTAGGAGTAAGTTATCCGATGTTGACGTTAAGGCTCTGGAGAAACAACAGTTAAAGGAAATGCTAAAGAACTCTGAGGTATTCTTGCAGATGTTAATGCAAGCCTTCGCACCATTATTCGGTAAGGCTCTGTCTGACGCAGGTTTACTACCAATACCACAGATGGGTGCGGGCGGACAGCAAGGGGCACCTCCTGGTGCGCCTCAACCCCAACAGCCACAGGTTCAGGGTAGAGGGACTACTAGCGTACCCAATCGGGCGCAACCTGGTTCTAATCAGCAAATGCAGAATCAGTTAAAGTCTCAGTATGGCACTAATCCAAGGGGACAGCAAGGCCAGGGTGGTGGTGGCAATACTCTGTTTGGAGTGTAAAATGGAAGAATTTGAATGTATTATGCAAGGTCATCCGCTTAAGGAAATACATGGGTTAGTAGAATCAAGATTTGTAGACGGTGTAGAAAATAACGTGGTTAACTATAAGACAAATTTGTTGCATCAAAAATGTTTAATTTGCGGAAGGGAGTGGAATCAACTACTAAATAAAAACACTGGTTACAATATGGATGAACCATGGTTACGCTGTAAACCGTTATTTACAGAATTACGTGAGGCATAAGTATGGAACAACACATAGAATTATTTAACGAACTAATAGCAGAGGGGATGGGAGTTCTCGAGGAATTATTCAACGAGGAAGTCAAACCTTTAATTGATTACAGAGCAGAACTAGAAAAGAAAATAGCTAATCAAGCCATCAAGCAAATGTACGAGCTTGAGCGAGGAGTCTAACAATGGCAGAAAAAACCTATAGGGGAATGGATTACGAAGAATGGTTAAAGAATACTTATGGTGAAGAAAGCATTGGTAAACTTTACTATGATAAAAATGTTTTTGCCCAGTACCAGCAGTATCTAAAATCACCTGAAGCGCAGGCTTGGGAAAATCAATACCACAAGGATACCAAGGCTACTACTACCAAGGCTACTACTACCAAGGCTACTACTACCGATACTATTCCTATCCCTAGTACCGTTGCCCAAACTGCAATTAATACTTATCAGTCAAGTCAACCACCGATAGATGAAAATGCCATAAACTATGATGCTTATTTGGCTAGCGGTAGTAAGCTATCTTTTGAGGATTGGATGGCGGAAAAACCTGAAGAAAATCCTCCGCTTGGAACACCTATAAGAGAAGAAGTAAAATATGGCAGGGTGATACCCGTAGTTGCTGATGGAGAGGGTGGTGAATACTTAGACTATGCTAATGCTTGGAATGAACCAGGTGCAGATGGTGATAATACTGTAGCTAATTGGATTGAACAACAGGAATGGTTGTTGGCTCATAAAGAACCCGAAGCACCCGAGGATACAAATCCATTCTGGGCAGGAACCCAAGTAGGCGGAGATAAATTCAAACCTGACTTTACAAGTCAAACTCCATGGGGAGGATTACCTTCTGATTATGCTGGTTTCGATACTTTTAAGTCAACAGAAGCAGATCCTACTGGGGCGTGGGGAGAAAACAAGGGAACTGATTTCTCGGGATACCAGAAAAGTTATACTGATCCGCAGACTGGTAAGATAATGGTTTTCAACTACGATAGTAATTCGTGGCAGGTAGGTGGTATGGATCCTACTTGGAAACCATCGTTAACTCCCTATGAGGAAAAGTCATTTGCATTACAAGAACAACAGTTTGCATGGCAACAGCAACAGTCACAATTAGAAGCGGCAGAAAAGGAAAGACAGTACAAATCTCAGTTAGCGGCTAATCCGTTAAGTTGGTTAGAATACGCTGCTTACACTAAGGAGCAACCAGCCGTACAACCTTGGATGATGCCACTGCAACAGAAAGATTATGGGTGGCAGACTGGGCAGGCGATTCAAGGATTCTCGCCAGAAGGTGGTGGTGGTATGCCTGATTTAGCAACACCGTCAACTCAGATGTGGGCAAGAATGGGACCGACCGCACAACAGCAGTATCAGGGATACCAACAATACGATAAGGCGCAGAGACCGGAGGAAACTCAGTTCAGGCTAGGTGCTCAGACGGCACCTGCTGGAAGAAATTACAATATGCAATGGATGAAATAAATGGCCTCACCGTCAGAAACAATTAGAAAACTATCGCCACAAGCCCTCACTATGTTCAAGAAGCAGGCTTATGAGAAAGCCAGGAGTGGTGATGTAAACTATTCAAGGATAATCTCTGACCCTGAGATGGCTGATATATTTAGCGATTATAACCAATCGCAGGGTGCTCCACAAACCCAAGTTCAGGCACCACAGCAACCGACATCACTTCCCCAGAAAGCACTCAATACTTTCATGGCTCCCTTTAACTGGATTGGTGAGAATATTACTGAGCCGTTTGGTGCTATTGTAACCTCTCCGTTTACCAAAGAGACTACACCAAGGCAGGCGGGGGAGAGTTGGTTACAGTCTGAGAGAAAACAATACGAAGAACAGGTGCCTGGGTGGGTGAAGTTTGGCGTTGAGACAATCCCATGGTTAGTTCCATCGCTATTTTCTGGTGGTGCTGGAATGGTAGGCAGAGCAGGGCAAGCCCTATCAGGAATCGGTAAGATTTCAAAGATTGCCAAGGGTGGGGAACTTATAGGGAAGGCAGGTCAAATCGCCAAGGTTGGCGATGTATTAAGAAAGGGTAGCGGTCTGGCTGGTGTTATTGAGGGGATGGGAAAGGCTGGTACTACTGCGGGGAAAATAAGTCGTGCTGCAGGTGGACTAGCACAGATTAGTCCGTGGGGTCTAACGGAACAAGCCACTGGTGCTGTTCTAGGAGCCGCAGGGCGGGCATTAAAGGGCGGTATCCGTGGTATCGCACAACCGCTAGTACAACGTGGTGCAGTTCCAGGTGTTATAGATAGTGCTATACAACAGTCTGGCATGGCAGTATTACCCACCGAGGAATTATTGAATCAGGCATATAAACAGGATGCGTTAAGGGGATTCGCTCAATGGGCAGAAACTAAACCTCTTCTCGGGAAAGTTGTAAAGGCGGTATTAGGTGAATCGGGATTCATTAATGCTCAGTCCGTAAACCCAACTGAAGTAGTTAGAAGGTCATTTGTAAATATGTTGAGGTTAGAGGAAATTGGCAGTAACATTAACCGTTATACCATGCCAAGATTAAGTAAATTCGGGAATATCAAACAGTTAGTGAACATGGCAGATGATGGACTAGTGAATAATGCAATCCCATTGAAATCTGGCGGTTCTAAATACATTGGCGATATACTGGATAACATCGGGAATTACAAGTTTACCGATAAAGCGACTGAAAACTTCTTCAAAGAAGTCAATGCTATTAAAAATGAATTAAATCAGTTAAGAATAGCAGAGGGTATAAAACCAAAGGATTTAATCAGCCGCCCTGTTAAGGCGATTCAGACACAAGACGGTAGAATCGTAGAGAGTAAGTTTGGCTCTGACCCATCCTTGCATAGACTGTATGAAACTCAAGAGGAAGCGGTACTGGCTCACTTAGGAAAGGGTGAAAGAATTATTTATAACACTGACCCTATGGAAATAATGTCCAGTGAAATAGATAGGACAATCAGGAGTATTGCCAGAAAGAGATTTGTTGATAATGTTAAACCTCTTGGTAAAACTGCTATCGAAAGATTTGCTACAACCTACCCTGAAAAAGCCACACAGATAGAGGCTCTAACCAGTAGGGTTACTTCTGCCAATAGTGCTCTAAGGGCAGTACAAAATGTAATTACTACAAAGGGAAGTTCTATTGCTGGCGCAACTATGGCGAAAATACGTAGAGACTTACCTGATATTGCCATAGGATTAGAAAGACTTTATGAAATAAAACCAAGGGAAGCTAATGCAATCATCACTTCAATCACAAAGACTTTGCGTGGTACAACTGGTAAGATAAATAAAGAATATGCGGATGTACTTGCAGAAAAGTTACGTGCTCAGATTCGTGGTACAAATAAATTCAATATCACAGAACTACGTTCCATTATGCAGGATATGAAGATAGAAGAAAATACTATCAATAAAATTATGGAGAAGAGTTATAAGGAAACATACGCATTAAACAAACAGGCATTCGCTGACTTCCTTAAAAATAATAAAGATAATATCAACAAACTGATAAACAATACTAAGACACAGCTAAAACCATTAAAGAAAGACCGTTATGAATATCTATCTCGTTATGCAGGGCGTGAGGCATTACCCCATAAACTAGGGGAAGGAACCGAGCGTATCTATAACAAACTACCAGAGTTCAGGGATAAGTTTTTTCCCGATGATGTTGTTACGTTCATGGAAAAAAACTATGCGCAGAAAGGGAATGAGTGGGTAGCGGCAATGGGAACACTGGGTGGTGTAAGTCGTAGTCTTACTGCGGTACTTGATGATTCCGCACCATTTATTCAGGGTCTAGCCGTCTTCGGCCGTCGCCCCGATGTATGGGCAAAAACTGTTAAGGGACAGTTTGAGTTTCTAGTAAAGCCACAGAACTTAGCGAAACACATGGCTCTACCCGAAATACAGGTTCTAAATAAAGAAATGGCTAGGTACAGTGTTCCTATTGCTGTAACTGAAATGTTTGAGGCACTACCCGTTGTGAAGAAAATTGCAGGTAAAATCCCATTGGCAGGTGGTGTTGCCAAAGAAGTAGTGAAACAAACCTACGGTAGAGCAGAAGCACTATACACTGGATTCCTACAATTAGCGAGGGAAAACCTGTGGAAGTCATTAAGAAAACCAAATATGTCTGAAGCCGCATTACAGGAATTAGGCAGAACGGTATCTCTAATGACTGGCGATATATCTACTAAAGCTATGGGTATTTCCGCCACACAGAGAAGTATGGAAAGTGCCTTTGTAGCCTTTGCACCACGATTCACTCGGGCCAGTCTAGCACTCATTGGAGATGCCTTCAGGGGAGGTCTGGCAGGCGCAGAGGCTAGGAAATCTATTGCTGGTTTAATGGCTAGCGGAACAGCAATGTACATTGGTGTTAGTGCCGCATTAGGGCAAGAACCCAATCTTAATCCTACTAGTGCTAAGTTTATGACTGTAGAGATTGGGGATACCAAGATTGGAATTGGGGGGATGTTATACAGTTTAGCAAGACTGGGTGGTAATCTGGCAACCGTAGATAATCCGACTGACCTACTTAAATTAGATAGATTCGATAATCCATTTATTAAGTTCATGTACGGCAAGACATCACCACTCACGGGAACGATAGTAGGTTTAATAGAGAGAACCGATTATATGGGTGAACCATTCGAAACACCAGCAGATTGGGCAGGATTCCTTGCGAGTAAATTCATACCATTCACAGCACAACCATTGCTAGATAAGGATACTACCGAACCACAGGAATTTGTAGCTCAGTTTATGGGTGGGCGAGCCTTCCCCGAGAGTGCTTACGATGTACGTGAAGAACTTAGAGATAAAGTAGCACTGGAAGAATATAGTGCAAAGTATAAATCATTGCCACGTTCTCAGAGAATACTGGTTGACAAGAATAGTCAGATACAGGAAATGTCTCAGAAGATTAGAGATGTTGGGAGAGAAACTACCGAGAGCATTACTTGGGATAATTGGAATGTGTTGGGCGAAAATATAGAAGATGGTTACAGGCAAGAAATAGAGATGGCTAGTGCTGAATATCGTGATACTGGGAATGGTTCCCAGTTCAAAGATAGGATAGATGCAACAAAGAATAATAGACGTTATGCTTACGCCCTACGTGCCAAGTTACCAGAATTTGAAACCATACAGACTTACTTTAACACACCTAAAACTCCAACACAATTAGCAGAAATGAATCCGTTGGACTTGGCTTCTGACGCTTATTATAAGGCGATGTATTCCCCTGAGATGTACGACCAGTATGACAGATATAATTTTGAAGAAGCTGATAAACGGGAAACAATGTTCGTTCAGCAGTACGGGCAGGAAGCACTGAATGAAATAGAGAATGCCAGTCTGGCTAAGTGGGAAGGAACTAGTGAGTTACGTCAGTTACAGGAAGCTCGTAAGATACTAGAACCATACTTTGAGTTAGAAAATCAGATGTGGAGGCAGTATCCACCTGAATTAAAGTCTATGTCCGACCAGATAAAGATTATAGAAAACACTGACCCGAGAAGAGCCAAGATGATGCTGGCTAAGTCTCCACAAATCGTAATGATTAGAACGATGATAGCATCGCAGAAGCAAAGAATGAAGGCAACGAACCCACAGATAAAGAGTGCAATAAATATGTTCTATGCCTATTAGGGGGTAAATATGCCAGCAGATTTTGAGAAATGTGTTCGGGAGGGTGGAAGAGTCCGAACCAAGAAGGTAGGACAGGATAAATACCTGCATATCTGCTTCAAGGATGGTAAGTCTTATTCCGGTGAAGTGAAGACAATCAAGGAAACAAAGTGAGACTGTACTTGCAAAAGTAGAACAAATGTGCTATAATGTAGGGAATTAAAATACAGTAATTAAGTAAGGAGATTTATATGGTAGAGGAAATTAATCCTCAAAGTGGAACAACACCCGTAGTGGGCGAAACCACAGTAATAGAAACCCCACCGGCAGAAGTAAAAGTGGAGGAAACAAAAGCCCCAGAGCTTTCCGAAGAGCGAATCAAGAAAATAATAGCAGAACAGTTTGAAGGGCAAATGTACCGTATCAAGGACAGTGCCAAGACAACTGTCAGGAAGGAACTGGATGAAGCCTTACGGCGGGCAGACCTAGCCGAGAGAAAGGCAAAACTGTACGAAGGTAGTTTCTCTGACCTTGACGAAGATGCCAAGGCACAGTTAGAACTTCGTAAACTGCGATCTGAAGTAGAGTTCAATAAATCAAAGGAGATAGAGGAGCGAACCCTTAAACAACGGGAAGAGTACGGGCAGAAACTAGAGCAGTCCCTCAAGGAAGAGGCAATCGCTTTAGGACTAGACCCACTCGACAAGCGAATAGACTACGCTAATGACGCACCTGATTACTTTGCAGGGCGTAAGAGGTTCACAGAGTCTACCGCTAAACTCGTTAAAGAGAATAGGGATAACCTCGAGAAAACTTTGAAGCAAGAAGCTGAAAACAGGTTCAAGCAATTTGAGGCAGACTTCCGTAAGAAATACGGTATGGATTCGCAGGACACAACTACATCTGCGGGTGTGGTTGATAAATCGGATGCTGACTTTATGGCAGCGTTCGGTGCTGGTGATTTACCTGTTAATAAAGTAAATCAAGCCAGATACAACAAGATTAAAAGCACTTATTAAAATAGGAGATATACATGGCAAATTCAGGATGGACAACTACATCTGCACTTGCTGATTCTTTAGATGATATCCGTTCATCTGCTAGAATTACGAGAGAGTACGAAGGTGTAGTGCAGAACCTAGTAACCAAAGAAACACTCGGAGAAGGTATTGGTTTATCATGGCAGGAAATTACCTATGCTAAACTAACCGCCCAATCCATTACCGAAACAACCGAACTCGATAATCCCCAACAGCTTTCCGATACCATTATGACTATCACCCCGACAATGGTAGCGATTGAAACCTTCTTAACCGATAGGGTTCAAGCGAGAATCACCAAGAAAGGATTCTCCAAGATTGGTACGTTGGGACAGAACGCCATTGAACGCAAAAAGGATTTGGATGGCTTAATACTATTCGCAACCTTTACCGGCACTTCAGACCCAGGCGCAGGCGTAACCCTAGCATCAGGCTACATTGCTTCGGCAGTAGCTAATATACGTGGTAATACTACGGAAACCTCTACCAGTGAAATCAACTGTATCCTGCATCCATTCCAGATTCACGACTTGTACAACGAGTTAGTAGCTGGAGTTGGTACTGGGATTGTAGTTGACGGCCCCACAGCCTCGGTATTCAAGACAGGGTTCAACCTGCCTGTAGCCAACTGTATGATCTACCCCGATGGTAACATTGCGGTGGATGGTAGTGGCGATGCCAAGGGCGCAGTCTTCGCTAAGGAAGGCGTAATTCTGGTACAGGGTAGAGCACCCAGAGTTGTGAATGTACGTAATGAGAAGAGAGGCGGTGGTGGAAACCACGTCTATCACTATGACGAGTACGCCTATGGTGAGAGACAGTCCGCTTGGAACTACTTAATGGAATCGGACGCCACGGCTCCTACTTCATAAAACAATCCTTAACGGGATAAGTGAATAGCCTGCCGCAAATCAGAATAAGCGATGAAGACGCATGGCAGGACTAAGAGCGGTGAAGTCCGCCGAAAAAACAGATAGGAGAAAAAAACAAATGGCTAATTCAGGAAGAAAGGGTATCGTAAGATTCGAAGATGCCCTCGCATATACTAGCATAGGTACAGGTTTAGTAGGTTTGGATGGTGGAACAAATTCCACCAACACATCCTACGGTCTAGCATGGACACAATCCCTTGACACAGGTAACACTTCATATACCATTTCCCAGAGTGCTACTAAGGGACAACACATCGCGGGAAGTTTGGATGCTACTGACAACGACATGATTGAGTTCTGCGGAAGCAAGATAATGTTCTACGGACAACAGGGTTTTAACGCCGTAGAGGCACTAGTTCAGTTCGATGCGGTAGCTACCATGGCTTTCAACTTCGGGTTCACTGATGAAGTAACCTGCGCCTCCGCAACACTACCCGTTGAAATGGGTACAGTTACCCAGTTCGCTACGGGTTGTACCACCTTCTGCGGTCTCGTCTATGATACCGATGCCACAAATGCCAACGTGCATTGTGCATGGGTTGACGATGCTGTTGTGGCAACAGAACCTCTCGGCAACCTAAGGATGAAGGGTGTGGCACCAGTTGCCGACAAGTGGATTTATATGAGGGTTGAAATGCAAGACCAGGGTTCTGGCAATCCCGTTAGAGCAACCTTCCAGTATAACCAAGATGGCGTTAATGCCATCAAGGAATTCGAGACCACAGTTGACAGAGACCAGGGGCTCGCATACTACTTCGGTGTTGAAAACCGTGACGGTCTCGCAAGAGGTATCTACATCAAACTCCCAGCGTGGGAACAATCAATTAGCGACTAAATAACCGTTTGGCGGTATCGTATAACCGCCTCTTGATACAGGTGTAGACCACTTCTACATCAAGGGAGGATAAATGGCTAACAAATTAAATGATAAAGCGTGGGACATCGGCTTCCATAGAGAGATAGGCGATGAGTCCAATCCTACTTGGTCTGTGGTAATTGGTGGGACTTCCAACGCACTCCATATAATAGACCCATTAAATGCAGGAACAGACTGGAATGTAAGTGCTGCTACTGCACCAACGGTTTATCTCCATGGTTCGGCAACCGCACCAACTGACTATATGAAAATAACCAGTTCCACTATAACAATGGGTGCTAGTTCAATCCTGTACGGTACTACAATGCAAATCAATGCAGGGGGTACTGCCATCCGTCTAACTAATGCTGCAAGTTGGCAGGCTAATGGTACAGGGACAGCAGCGGCTATCGGCCCGCTTTACCCTGGTGCTTCTGCTACTTGCAAATACTGGGTAAAGATATTAGACGTTGCAGGTTCGTTGGGATACATACCCGTTTATGGGTTGTAAATAAAAAAAGGGGGTAAGTAAATAGTGAGTGAGGTTAATGACGAGGAGAAAAAAGAATTCCTCAGTCGCAACCCTAATGCGAATTCTGGGGTTGAGTTAAGGTTCTTTGCAAGCGACATTGAGAAGGATAGGGTGTTTAAGTCAGCACCACTTAAACACCCTCATATCAGACCAGGTTCTACTTTAGTTGCACCAATCGGTGTAATGTGGGAACCTGGTGCTTGGCAGAGGACGGTGGACATGGTAGTGAAAACCAATAAAGCAGGTGCTTGTTGCTGGTTACACGAGATGGTAGACATCAATGCGGGGATTCCCGCAGCGCACCTTAACATGATGAGGGACACAGCTTGTATGTATGCCCATGACGCAGGGTTTGAGTGGGTACTGATAATTGAGAATGACGCATTACCAACAGAAGATTTACTACTCAAACTACTGAATTGGGATATGCCTGTTGTAGTCCCCTACATAGTGGATGAGAAACTAGGTAGACCGATTTGCTCTCCGTACTACAAGGAGAATACAGGGTTACACCCCGTACACTGGTCGGTGTTCACCTGCATCCTGATTAACACTCGGGTTCTAAACTGTTTTCCATTCGCACAACCATTCGCTAATGTCGCAATAGAATCAGGTTTGTTCCACAAACTGAGGCACTACGGTCATAAGGTTTATCAGGATACCAACACGGAACTGAAGATATCCCGTAGACCTAGTTACCCTGTAGACTACGGTGGACTGGAAGCAGAGTGGAAGGCTTGGGTAGCGATTGACAAGAAGCGTAGACTCGTACCAGACAGGAGACCAATAGACCCATACGATAAGAGGCAGACAAATGGAATCTATATGCCGTCTGAATTCGGTGGTGGTCCCGTAGCAATCAAGACTGATGGTACAGAAGAAGCCAAAGTGGAAGCCACAGAGGAACCGAAGGTAGAACCTAACGAAGAAGTTAAGGAGAGCAAGAAGTCGGAATAGCCTATCCGAGAGGGTAGGATTGCCCCCTTTTTAGTCTGGGGGGTTTCCACAGCCCCCCAGACACTTTATTATGGATACTACAAAAACGATTGCACAAAGGATATACCCAATCACCACACACATCAGTGGAGATGAGAAAGCGTTCTGGTTATGGGAAGACTTGTATCAATCCCCAAAACACAGGGGACATCGAAGATACCAGATAATCTTTGTTATCAGGGATGGCAAGTTGGCAGAGTACCATACCGACTTGGGACCAGCCAAGAAGTTCAAGGGAATTACAAGAATCAATATCCCTGGTTATTTCGAGGAGACTGTAGACAGTCTAAAGTTTATAGCTGACGAGATGAGGGGTGAGAAGCACAAAGTAGACTACATGGATTTATTGCAGTTGGATAAAGTAAATTTAGGATGACTAACGAGGAACTAAAAACTTAGGAGGTTTTTATGGAGGCCAGTCAGGTAACAACAGAGAAACAGGATAGAGATGCGGTGGTGGAGGAAATGCTGAGAGAGGGCGGGGAGGAAGTATCAAACGAAATCGCCCCAATGTCATTAAAGACAATCTCAAGTGCAGGATACAAATACATCTGGGATTCTAAGACAGGAGAGAAGTTACCAGTCCTTTACTACATGGTGAGGGACAAAATGAAACAAAAGAATCCTGATGGAACATTCAGGTTCGTAGCTTCAGACCCACACATAAGCGTCTTCAAGGGTAATGTTAAATGCCTGCTTCATAAGGATTCCATAAAGAACAAGACTTATGATAGTCTTGGATTCAGGGAATGTAAGAAGTCCAATCTTGCTAATCAGTATCAATTAGAAAGACACATGAGACTAAAGCACCCGAGAGAATGGGAATCCATTGAGAATGAGAGGAAGGAAAAAGAGAGACAGGAAGACAGGGAATTACAGAGAGCGGTTCTTGCTGGACTTGCTGCACCGAAGGTAGAACCCAAAATAGAAACTGAATATAAATGCGATGTCTGCGGGAATACGTTTAAGAACGCCCTCGGACTCGCTGGACATAAACGGAGTCATATTAGAAAAGTAGGAGAATAAAATGGTAGATTATCGCCTTCTTCCAGACAGATTTATCTGCACGGTTACGGGGTCGTCTTCCGCTGCGGGTCTAGCCGCCTACACAGCGAATGACATGATTCTGAACTCCACTGCCACGGGTACTACAATAGCACTTGCCGATGTTACAAAGGACAAGGGGCAGTTCGGCTACATCACTAAGGCTACAGTTACGATGGGCGGTAGTCTGATGTCGGCTAGACTTACAGGATTCCTGTATAACGCTTTGCCTACTGGCGGAACTCTTATGGACAATGCCGCCAATCTGCATCCTGTTACGGCAGACATAGGTAAGTTCCAAGGGCAGATTGATTGGGTGGGTTTATCCAATCAGGGTTCAGGGGATTCCCACGCCATAGTAACACCGTCAACATCGGGGAATCTACCGTTAGCGTTTAAGTGCGCTGATGGTGCTAATGACTTATACATGGTTCTGGTAACCAACGATTCTGTTACCGCAGGAACTAACATGGCTATCAGGGTAGACGTGGTAATAGAACAATAGGAGGCGATAATGCCTAGTGCGGCTAGACGATACACACGCAGGTTTGGACAAAACATCTATAAACCAGATTCAAGTTGTGTTCTTTATTTAGAGGGGCAAACAGACTATCCTTCTGCGACTATTAAAGACCTATCAGGCTATGGTAATCATGGCACAATCACAGGTGCTACTTGGGTTACATTACCTAGTGGGTTGAAGGTACTTAGTTTTGATAATACTGATGATGTAATTAACTGTGGACATAATACTAGTCTAAACATAACGACCAATCTAACAATTCTTTGCTGGATAAACTTGATTGGTGGTAATTCTTATAGTGATATAGTTTCAAAGGCATCAGCTTATACGGTAGATGGATTTGAATACTACCAGGAATTTCAGACTACCACTACTTATAGAGAAAGATTTAGGACAGATGGTGGAGGAGATGCACAAATAACATCAACCGATATAGACAATTTAGCAGGAAGGTACGTATTTGCTTGTGTAACTAAAGAAGGAGCAAATGCCTTAATTTACCATGATGGTGTTAGTGTTCATCTCAATACTACGGGTAATCATTCAAATATTACGGGGAATGATGCTCAGGATTTGAGAGTAGGTAAAGCTAGTATCAATAACGCACCACTAAACGGATCTATTGGAGGAGTCCGAATCCTTAATGTTGCCCTCTCTGCCACAGAAATAGCTAACATCTACAATTCAGAACGCCACATTTATGGAGTTTAATTATGAGTTTACAAAGATACACAATAGATATAGCCTTTCAAGAACCAATACCAACATCAACAAAGAATAGAATCAACGCATGGATACTAGCGACTAAGGGCATTCTAGGTGATGCCGCCACTATCAATGCAGGACAGATTAATGAGGAAGCACCTAGAACTAAGGTACATACGTGCAGGCATGACGAGGGCAAAGCGTGTGATGCGGAACAAGATATATAGGCGGTAGGAAATGGCAGATTCCACAATAAAACACAATAGTGCAGAGAGCGGTGTCCATCCTACAGAAGATGAATATGTAGCAACGGCACATCACACTTTTACACCTGGTGATGATGTCCTTGATACTGATAATCATTCTGATGGTTCAACTAATGGTGTCTATACATTAGCAGAAAGGACAAAGTTAGCGACAATAGCGGCAAGTGCCGATGTTACCGCTAATAACGCACCAAAGGCTCATAAGAGTTCGCATACAGATGGTAGCGATGATATACAGAGTGCTACCGCTGTACAAAAAGGACTAGCTACCGCTACTCAAATTACAAAACTCGATGCTATTGCCACGGAAGCCAATAAATATGTTCACCCTAATCACTCGGGAGATGTTACTTCCGTAGCTGATGGGGCACAGTCTATTACTAACAAACAGACTGCAACTCTTACCGCACCACTTACAAGCACACAAACGCTAACAGTTATTGCGGCGGCCGCACCTACTATCTCAATGCCTGCGGCTACGGCAGTGCAAAATGGCTATGCGACTTCTACCCAAATAACAAAGCTGGACGGATTAGGTTCAGGGGCAATTGCTAATCCACTGGCAACTGATTCCCTATGGGATGCTAAAGGTGATATAGCAGTAGGTACAGGTTCTAATACTGCTGGTAAACTTGCCATTGGTACAGACGGGCAATTACCCTATGTCGCAACTGATACATTGGCTTACACTTCATTAGGTGGTGTTCTTCTTGCAGCCAATACTGCAACAACTCCTGAAAAGAGACAGGCTGTAGCTGGTGCTTCATCGGGTAGACAATGCGACAACACGGATGATTATGTCCAATTCAATGCTTTATATACCAATGCAGGTGACTACGTTCAAATGACTACCGGAACATTTACACTTGGAGCTACGGGTATTATTGTCAACAACAGTGGTCAGAGATTAGTGGGCAAGGGAACTCAAACTATTCTGACAACAGGTTCCGCTATTACAATGATAACTTCTACAGACGCATCCAGTCCCCATATAGGATTCTACTTTGGTCACTTCAATATGCAAGGAGCAGACACAGCTACTGTTGGTATCTTTACTAACAATATGGGTAGAGGTACCATTGACTATGTTAGATTCCATGACTTCACGTTGTGGGGTTTGCACGTTACAGAAGCATCCGGTTATGGTATGAGGATAGTTCAACCTATAGTCATGGGGTGTGGTACTCACGGGACTAATCCGTACACTGGTGGAATCAAACTCGGTAGTCCCTGGGGAACAGGTTCTAATCCAGATAATACACCAGCCATTCAATGTACTATTGAGGGTGGGTTAGTAGAAGATTGCCATGATGGTATCTGGGTTTGTGCTGGAGTCTCTATAAGGATATTAAACACTGTCATAGAGGACATAGACAGGCATGGGATTGTTATAGATAATCAAGGTGCAGGTTATCAGATTAGAAACTTGCTATTGGATAGTATCTACTTTGAAGCTACGAATGATGCTACGGAAGATGGGTATGACATTTACATAAAAGGTGGCGATTATGCAACTCATAAAGAGGTATCTATCAGAAATGTTTATCCTAGTTCATCAGGTCCGGCTTACTTTATAGCGTGCGATAGTGATGTTAGTAGTGCTTTTAATTACATTGACTTTAGTGGTCAGTTCTCAATAGGAAAAGGTCTTTTACTAAGAGACTCGCACATGACAGGTACTATATCAAACGAGGTCAGGCTTGGTAGGGGTGGACTTGCAACAATGTTTGATGCTGTCGCCACAACTGATTCAGTAACCATTATAAGTGTACCCGCAAACACGGTGTTTTATGTTCCTGAAATAACCTTAGCAGAGGGATTTACTGCCACTGATTTAACCGATTTAAGAATAACAATGGGTGATGCGGGTAACCCCGATGGGATACTTGAAACAACTGGCAATCTTGTATCTGATTCCGAGGGAACTGTATATAAAACTAAGGGTGCTTACTTCACAATAGGAGAATTGTATCACGCCGCCGCTACAGATTACTTGATTTATGTTACAGCCACGGGTGCTAATTTAAGCACCTTAACTGCTGGTATTGTACGACTCAAATACACTTGGCGGTATGTATAATGCCACAGATTAAAGTTATCTCAAGCGAGAAAGACGGTGCAGAACTCAGGCGTGATGAAAAAGGTTACTACATAAAGAGTAAACCAGTAAGGAAGCCTTCGCCTATGAATGAGCAAGTAAAGGTTTTCGTTTCTGCCTATAACAAAACAATGGGCGAGACTATTGGAGATGGGTTTAACCGAATGTATGTAGGGCAGAGAGGGAAAAACCTAACATCTGATAGACTTAACAAATCAAAAGAGAAGGGGATGAAGGTTAGTAATCTCAATCCAGCAGATATTATTGACTTCAGTAATCCAATTGAGAAACTTGCTGTTCATGTAGCAACAATGGAAATGATAAAGTTTGCTAATCGACCAGTACACGGTAATGAGCAAGAGATAAATGAGGCACTTGAGAACTCTGTTAAACCTCCAATGTTTACTATAGGAGATAAGATATGGCAGGTGGATTAACATTCCCCTTAACATTCCCCTTGTATTGGGGTGTACCTCGAAGCTCCAGAGTAGGGGAATTCCAAGGATACACCAGACCAAACGAAAAAGTACAGGGTTACAGTAGATTGTCAGATGTATCTCAGGGGTACAGTAGGTCAACAGAAAAAACATTTGCCCATACTAGGAAAGGGGAATTAGTACAGGGATATACAAGACCTGAGGAGCGGGTACAGGAGAGGTAGCGATGGCAACAACTTTACAAAATGCAATGACTTTGCTTTCCCAACAGATAGGAGATTACTGGGAATCAACCACTACGGGAACTGGAAGTACGGTTACGGTGGTAGATTCTGCTTTACTTGCTAAACCCAACGACTGGATTACGGATGTTACCTACGACTTCGTTACATCTGGAACTAATACAGGAGAAGAACGAAAGGTATCTACGTCTTCACTTTTAACTGCAGGCACTTACATCGTTGGCACTCATGGCACAACAACCTTCAGTGGAATCACGTATCAACTACACAGACTATTCCAGCCATCGGAAAAGAGGCGGGCTCTAATTACAGCCGCCAAGAATATTTACCCTGACCTCTACCAAGAGATATGGGAGGATTCCCTCGTTTCTGGTAACTGGCTAAAAGACGGGTCGTTTGAAACGTGGACTACATCCACCAATCTTACTTACTGGACTGAAACAACGGTAACCGTTACAGGCGTAGCCACATCTAGTTATATCCGTTCTGGGGGATTGACCTCCGCAAGACTGACTACAGCGGCAGGTTCTCTATCTCAGGGTATAACAGATTATGCAGACCTGCAATTACTACGAGGTAAGAATGTAACCTTTACCAGTCAGGGATGGTGTAACGTAGGGAGTTGTCTACGGCTATCTATCAATGACGGTTCTACTCAGACATACTCAGAGTATCATAATGGGGGAACCACATGGACTGAAGACAATCCTCGCAACGATAACTTCTATGTAACACAGAACATTGACCCTAATGCCACGCAGGTAACCTTTGCAATCCACCATGATGTGGCGGCAGGCACGAGTTACGTGGATGATGCCCGTGTAATATCAGGCAGCAGGGGTAAGACCTATGTAGCCTACGTGGGGTTTGCCCAGAACATTCCCCCTTCAGTATATATAGAACCAAGCCAGTACAGTACCGAGGAAGACTGGATTCCTATTCACGACTACGAAGTAGATAATAATGGGTATCTCTATATCCCTACCAGCCATCCTGCGGATTATAGGTTAAGAATGAGGGGTGCAGGATACTTAGACTTCACATCATCCGGTACAAGTTCAACAGCATGGTCTTCAACCATCGCCCTTAATTCTCCACAGACTGAAGTCCTCATAGCCGAGGCGGCGGTTTACCTCTACACTTGGATGAGTCTCCCAAACTACGAGACTGGTACAAGAAAGGATTACCAGCAGATGTTAATGTACTGGCAGGGTGAAGCAGACAGAAGGCGCAAGAAATTCAGTATGCCACTACGTTCTATCACTAACAGTTGGGGAATGGAATAATGGCTAAACCTATGGTGATAGTTCCCAAGAGGAAACTCATTGGGGTTAATCAGAACTCCGAAGTTCCTGTTAGCAGGGATTATGAGCCCTCTGTTACTGAGGATAAATTAAGTAAGCAGTACCTCAATGCGGATACTGAATTAACAAATCACGCTTCCGACACCACAACCCACGGAGTAACTGGTGCGATAGTTGGGATTAGCGATACCCAGGTATTAACTAATAAGACACTGACTGCGCCAGTAATTACTAATGCTCCCTCTCTTACCATGAACGGTTATTTAACTTTCCAATCAACGGATACCGATGGCACTACCAAGGGAATGATTTGGTACGATACCAGTGAGAATAAATTGAAGTTTAGTACGGGAACTGGTACTCAAACTATAACGAGCGCATAATATGGGAAAATATGATCACGAATTATTAATAGGTTCTTCAACACACAGATTCAGTCTGGCAAGGGATGAGACTGGGCAGGCGATGTATTCCGTTACAGAGGATATTCCACAGTATCAACCTACGCTAGTTTACGAACAGACTAACTGGATAGACGGTCAAGGGCAGTACCTCATGGCTAATCCTAACGCCTACTTTGAGGGACAGTCTATTGATACGACTCAGGATGGCAGGGTTATACTTGGACCGAAGATTAATGAAGTGGAGGAATCGGATGCTACTGAATTGGATTCTGCACCTGTATGTTTCCACTGGTCTCCGACTGCTGCCAAGTTCCTATGCGCTACGGCTAGTAAGATCTATCAATATGGTACAGCGTGGACTGCTGGAAGTACAACTGTAGCGGGTGTACTACAATTCGCAGAGTTTAATGGTTACATCTTCGCAGCCTGCGGTTCGGGTACAGCCTACAAGTATTCAACTGACGGGAACCTTTGGACAACATCAACACTATCCGACACCGAGGCTGAAAAGTTCTTCTCTGCTCCTAACGCTGCTGGTACACAGAATGTACTATGGAAGTCTGTAGGAAACGAACTCAAGTCAAATACTTCAGGAATCAATGCTGGTGCAGAGTGGTCTACCGCCGCCTACATCGGTGATACCACAGCAGATATCAGTAACATCTTCTTAATTAATGATAGTCTGATGATAGGCAAGTGGGACAATCTCTACAACTATGACGCAGACGGCGGGGTTCACAACATGATGAACGATCTGCGTACTGCTATCTCCCTTAATAACTTTAAGTATGTAACACCGTGGCAGTCGGCGGTTTACTTCTCAAAGGGGAATGGACTGGGTGAAATCACAGGGTACAATACATTCTCCCCTATCAGTCCTTTCGGAGACAGGGATGATATCGGGAAGATTGGTACGTGTGTAGGTATGGCTGCCGATGAGAACTATCTCTACGTGGCTATGGATGAGGGAACTAACATCCATATCTATAAAGGCAGGGAAGCTAGAACAGCACAGGGTCTTATCTGGCAGTGGTGCCCTTGGATATTCGTTGGGACTAATGCGTGTGCTACGATTGCGTTCTGTCAGCACTCGTCTACAGACAGGCGGTTATGGTTTGGCTACGGTACTCATACAGGGTATGTGAATATAACCGATAACCCTACCAGTGATTCTAATGCCGACTTTGCCGCTACAGGTTGGGTCAGGATGAGTTACACCTACGGCACTTCTCAATACTGGGATAAGTTATTCTCCAGATTGCTGATTGATACTAAGGGTTGCGCTACAGGTATTGCAATCACACCAAGATACAGAAAGGACACAGAGACATCTGTTACCAATGCCACGGCAACAATCATTGCTAACGGTGTGCAGGAAGTAGACTTCACTAGCTTAGTAGCCTGTAAGAAGATTCAGTTTGAACTCTATCTACAGACTAACGATAGTACCAAGACACCTGAAGTCCTGATGTTCAAGGCAACGGGTGTAGAGAAACCAGAATCGGTTAGGATACACGAGTGTGTGTACGCTATCGGTACTGACCCATCCAATAGGTCAGATACTTTAAGGTCAGTATTCAGGACTGCTCGAGGTTCTGTGGCTTTGGTTAGACTGGCTGATTTAAGGTACGGTGAAAGTGTTGAGAGCGGTTACGCCTATGTTATCTGCCAGCCTGGTTATCCTAGGGAAATAGAATACATCCATGAGAAAGGTAGACCGCCAGAACTCGGGGTACAAGTAAGATGGCAGGAAGTAGATGAATCCATAACCGATGACTGGGGATTATACTATTCCCTGATAGAAGATATATTCCAAGATATCTATGATGAGGCAAATAGCGCATTGAACTTTACGGATGTGGGGTAGAATATGGTAAGTACAGCTAGCTTCTATACAATTATTAACGATGTCTATGACCCGAGTAGCCATGCCCTAAACATGGTATTGAACTACGTACACACTCATGGTACTAATTCAGAAGGCGGGCAACTGGATTGGGACAATGTGTGGTCTGATGCTGTTCATTCTCATGCCTCAAATGCTGAGGGGGGTTCGCTGGCGCATTCTGCCCTACTAGGATTAACTACAGGTGATGACCATACTCAGTACGTTCAAGAATCTCTCCTAACTGCACAGGGTGATATACCTTATGCTACTGGTTCGGCTACGTGGTCTAAGATAGTTAAGGGTTCAGCACTTACATTCCTTAGAGTAAATAGTGGCGGAACAGGATACGACTTTGCTACTGGTAGTGCTACTAAGGAATTCTTTGCGCCGTTTGATGGTGCTAATAAAGCATTCTCTTATTATCCTTCGGCACCATTGCCTCAAAGTGCTGTTGGATATGCTTCATTTGTTGTTCCTGCTAACTATAGTACCACGACATCTGTGTATGCTTATTTCTACGTGAGTCCTGGTGGAACGATTGATTATACATTTGCAACTTATAGCGCAGGAAGTGGTACATCAATTACTACGGGTATAGGAACGGCAACAGCAGACGGTTTAGCGGTAGGAACTAATACAATGCAGGTACTAGATATAACAAGTGCCTTCTATCCTTTAGTTGTAGGAAGACCTGTGAGTTGTGCTTTCACTAATGATGAGGGGGGAACTGTAGGCGCAATAGGGATAAATGTGAAGTACTCATAATGGTGGCTTGAAGGAGTGTAATTATGTGCTGGTTTAAGAAGCCTCAGGTATTACCACATCCTGAACAGAAACCAAACTATGCACAAACGGCTAATAACGTAGATGTAGACGAACTCTTTAAAGACTGGTGTGCTCTCTACTATGTACCCGTAGTGTATCGGAACTTCTGGCGTGAACAGATAGATATTCAAGTTTACGATGCTTACCCGATAGAGATTATGGCGTTAGGCGTACAATCGAATACACCGGCCGCCACTTGGGAAATAAACGGTAAACGATACCTAGCCTGCCTTGCTCCTTGGGCGAATGTTGGTGTTTTGGCTCACGAGATGGCACATTGCAGTTATGCGCTACTAACGCTAGGACAAAAGGCAGCGTTTGATAATGCGTTTAATGTGTCTCTGGTAGGGGATGCTCTGGTAATGTTCCTAGACAAGCAGAATTGGTACATGAATACAAACAATGTGGAAGGTCATGCAGAGGTCTATCGCTATCTAGGTACGCAAATGCCTGAAGAATTGAAGACGTTTTATATTAAGTTATGTGCCTAGCTCAATAACTCCGCAACAGGCGTGAGCCTAGTTGACAATTGGTAGCCCCACGTTTTGTAAAGTAAAAAGGATTAAATAATTATTGGAGGGGAAAATAGAACAGGCTGGCGATGTATTCCTTGTCCATCAACCAGCCCGCCCCGTATTGGGTTCTTGTACCCATCTGACTGTGTATAATTATATTATCATAGGATGGGTTATTTGTCAAGACCAGATTTAGTCTCAGATTGAGTGTAATAGTGTGGAGCTGAAGGGAGTCGAACCCTCTACTTTCTAATTCACAGTCAGACGTTGAACCGTTCAACTTCAGCCCCAACCTATTATTGAATTTTAGCGGAGTCAACAAGATTGGCACATTAAGTTATTTTAGGAGGGATTATGAGTAAGTTTATACCACAGAATTTCAATGACCTGTTGGCATTGATTCTAGTATTCATGATTGCAGGTTTATGGATAGTACAGGGATGTACTACGATTAGTCTGCGTGATGATGTGAACGGTGCGCTAGTTGTACTATTTACGCTGGTAGTCCAATATTACTTCAGGCGTGCTCCTGAAGTCACCAAGTAGCGGATAGATTAAGTTAGAGGAGTGTGCTGATGACTGACTTTGCTGAAATTGAACGACTTTGCAGGGAGTCGCATGATGCTATTATAAAATTAGAACAGGCTTTATTAGGTACTAATGGACAAGGTGGCATAATGAGGCGTGTAGAATATCTTGAGAATCACTATGCGAGATTAAATAGAAATTTCTGGATATTAGTAGCACTACTAGCGGGTAGCGGTGTTCTAGGTGGTAGTATATGGGTATTAGTGGTGTAAGTGCCGATCAAGTCTATTACACGCCAAAGTGGTATCCTAAGTGGGTAGTAATATTCATTAAAAAGAAAAAGAGGCTTATTAAACAAAAGCCTCCAAAGGTTTAATAACGTATTGTGCTATTAAAGTACGCTTACATACCGACATCTATCGCAAGAAGCGTTAATTAGTTCCCCTCCTTCGTTCCCCTCATTACTGGTTCTCCCCCGGCAGTGAGGGGAACTTTTTATTCAACCACATCCCAGATCGACCAGAATAGAGCGTCTTCAAGCGTAAAACCGTCCGCCCATTTATCAAGCCACAACTTAAATAATTTTTCGTAGGTATCCTTGAGTGAATCTCCATTTCTAAATAAATTATGGATAGCTTTCGGCACTGCATACTTAAAGAGGTTATTGAGGTCTAAAACCATTTCTTCCTTCCAAAACCTAGTGGCACGCCTCCACTCAGTACCGTCTTTATAATACCAACTTCTTTCTCTATCATCATTATCCACTGCACCACAATGGCAATCAGGACTATGATTCCAAAACCATTTTAATCCACACCACTCCCACAGTTTCCTTTGCTCTTCTTTAGTTGGTTCTTTCATATCATCCTCCTTAAATCTCCTGTGCTAACTGCTTAATTTCTTCTTTAGGTATCTCTAACTGCATGACTGACTGTTTTCTATACAGCTCGAGGCTTTTTGTTACAATACTAGTACCAGGATATAAATCGTAGAATTCATCATCTTTTTGCACTTGTAATAAATCGAATAACCAAAAGCAAAACGCAGGTGGCTTGGCTCCAACTAATCCTTTTTGTAGTGTAATTCCTACCGATACCCAATCCCTCACTGTTTTATCAGCTCGAGTTAGTCGTTGTTTCTTAATGCGGAATATGACGGGTTCCCATGCGTAAGCAGGATTAACATTCGGCTTAAATGAACAGAAGGGTTTAACCCATGCAGCCACACGAACTAAATCCTTTACGAACGGAACATTCAAAAGATAACCTAAACTTGGTGAGCTGCAAGATAACGCCCAGTTGTCGTAATTCCACATTAAATCAAGAAGTAGTTTTTTATGGTCTACTTCTTGATGTTCAGGATAATATGATGAACATCCCATATATGGTGGGTCAGCATAGGCTATTTTTATCTTGTCTTTGGCTGGTAGATTATTAAAATCCATATTCACTCCTATCTACAAAGCACTGTAGTCCAAATCTAGCCTATCTTATGACAAAAGCCTAGTCAACCTACCACTCTATTTCTATATCCAGACATTGCAAGAACTCTGCCATGCCGTTTGCTACTCTATCAATGGTATCCTCATCAAAACCTATATGGTAGTTTCTGTCAACCGCATGGAGGTATTCGTGTATTAAGGTTGGCGTCTTTGCCTGTTTGCTTAATTTACTATCAATAACTATTTCGGATTGATAAGGTCTATATTCACCATCCCTATCTCTTTCAATAATTAATCCCTCAACCTGTTTAAACTGATATGTAGCTGACCCACTCTTTAATGTCTCTGGTACTTTAACTTTCATTACTACTCCTTCATATAAAATTCACATGACCGTTTGGATTCTTCAACTGCCATAGATAAAGATTCTGTTTATCCATCCGGCAGACTTCCCGCTTACATTCCTTAATATCAAACGCCTTTGGTCTTCTTGCCCAGATGTCCTTGAACGATTCCTTGTAAATATTACCGAGTATGTACTCATTCTTTCGAGTGAGCGTATTACAAACCGTTACATTACCGTAGCAGTCTATGTTGGATAGGAAGTTCACACCATAACAGATAGGGTAATCCCTTTCCTTAAACACCCTGCCAAATGTCTCAGCCCTTACGGTAACAAACGGAAGGTCTTTAATCTTATTGATATCCCCCATGTGAACCAAGTCCGAAGTTTGGAACGGATGTACAGAGAACGGTTTAACTACTAACCAGTCAACCCCGATCTCTTGAGCAATCTTCGATAGTGCCTTGACTTCATCCTCATTCTCTTTAAGCAGTACCATCTGCATACCAATCGTACAACCCGTTTTAAGTTTAACTGCATTCTCAACATTCTTAATCACCTTCTCCCAATCTTTCTTTCCACCTTGATGTAGTTTGTAATGTGTCTCGTTACAGGCTGCGTCTACCGATACCTTAAGGTAGGTGATATGCCTACCACACCTTTGCATAAATTCTTCGGTCAGTAAAACACCGTTGGTTTCTACTGCGGAATCAATACCCATTTCTTTAGCGAAGTCAATAAAAAGAGGTAGTTGGGAATGTAATAGCGGCTCTCCTTCCGTGTCCCAATCTATAGCCTTAACACCCAAACCGCCCAACTCTCTTAGTGTTCTAAGCACTGTGCCATAATCAAGTTCTGGTCCCTTGTAGTCAGTGTAGTTATAAGCGCAGAATACACACCTGTGATTACATTTGCCTATCGGGCATATCTCTACAAGGATAGGGTATGTCTCTTCACCATCCAGCCACGTGCTTACTCTCTTTGGGTGTAACATCAGTTTGTGTGTATCCATCCCGTAATTATTCATCTTTGCTCCTGTTATATTTTAGATATGCTATGCGGAATAATAGAGATGCTACATATATGGGTAGACCAATACAAAACCACCAGTGTCCCGTACTACCATCCCAAAATAAACTCCAATTATCAACTTTTCCAATATTAACTACACCTAAAATTACCCAAAGAATGCCACATATAATTTGAATCATTACAATACCCCCCTTATAAATTCGTACAGTTCTCTCTTATCTATAGGTGACCGATTGCAGACAGTCCTTACTTTCAATGCCCCAACGCAGTTACCGATAAAACCCACCAAGTCCATTGGCATACCAGACTTAACGCACAGCGAAGCGATAGAGAAGAACGCATCACCAGCACCAGTGGTATCCTTAACTTCTTTGGATAGGATAGGGATTCTGGTAAACCCACCGTTATAGGTTAGGGTATCGTACTGACCGTGGGTAACTATCATCTTATCACAGTTTAACTTCTCTGCAATAAACTCCATTAGTTCCTCGAGATTGCCGTACCTATCCTGACAGGCGTATCTTATCTCTGGTTCATCCAAGCATATAAAGTCCGCCCTGTTGTAACGAGTGATGTAGTTGAACCCCAGGTTATCGGTGTTAGTCTGAGTATTCACGGCAAGGAAACCAGACTCATTAAGTTTTTCTATGATGTCCACATCCATTATCCCATGACCGAAATCGTTCACCACTACCAAGTCGTACTTTCCGACAGTTAGAAAATCCAACACCTCATTGAGTGTCTTCTCGGGTAGTTCGTAATCATCTACGTAGGACACACCAAACACTTTCTTCAGTGTGTTCGGTTCAATGTACCGCCTCTTAACTACCGTCTGTGTATCTTCCCTGTAGAACGGTTTCAGATTGATATTACTCTTGAGATGTTTCCGAATGAATCCTTCCCACGGGTCTATCTTCCCCAAGCAGGTAACCAGTGTAACATCATCACAGAAGTTAGCGATATGATTGGCAGAAGCAAGAACGCCGCCAGCGAAGTTCTCCTCCGCAAGATACTTCACCACGATGATGTTATCCTTTGGTGACTTACCCACGCTGGAAGAATAGTGGTACTGGTCTATGATAGCATCCCCAATAATAAGAACCTTGAGGTATCTCAGTTTCTCTAGGGATGCCACAATACCCATGTAGTTATACTTCTGTCTGAACTTCTCAAGAAACGATTGCACGTTCTATAGCCTCCGTAGTAATCCCGTAACGCTGTAACTGCTCTTCTCTTGTGCCGTACATATCACAGTAACCGTCTGGTATCCCTATTCTATGGACTGGTTTATTTATTCCTTGTTTGTTCAGTAGTTCCAAGACCGCAGTACCCAATCCACCATTGATACAGTGTTCTTCTACGGTGATGATTTTTGGCGTAGACAAAGCCATGATTGAAATTGCCTTGTCATCTAATGGTTTAATGGTGGGGATATGCATAATTACGGCATTCTTTATGACCATCGCTAATTGCGTGGTAGCCCCCGTTGTAATTATTAAAGCCTTTGCTGGTCGGGTGGAAAACTGAACAATATTAGCAAATGGAATATTAACGTGTCGGAAGGGTAATATTGGTTCATCACCTGCAAATCGAATATACATAGGGTGTGGATAGTCTACCGTCTGAGGCATGAGACATTTCATTTCTTCAGCATCACAAGGTGCTACGATTGTCATGTTGGGTACAGTTCGCATTAGAGCTATGTCATCTACCGCTATGTGGGTATGCCCTAGTACAGAGTAAACCAAGCCACCACCGTTAGCCAGCAGTCTCACCTTGGCGTTGTGCCTACCAACATCCAGTAGCACCTGTTCGAAGCAACGCCTAGTGATGAACGTAGCGATAGTATTCACGTAGACTATCTTGCCAGAGAGTGCCAATCCTGTAGCCATGCCGATGATGTTCTGTTCCTGAATACCCTCCATGTAGAATTGGTCTGGCATCTCTTCTTTCATGTTCTGGAGTGTACCCGAACCAACATCCGAACCGATGTAAACGATTCTCTTATCTTTCTTAGCCAGTTCATAAATCATATTAAAGCAGGTCTTACGCATTTAACCCCTCCCTTAGAGACTTAATCTGCTCATCGGTTATATCTACCTTATGGTGCCACTTCAAGTCTTCCTCTGTTATTTTAATACCCTTCCCCTTGACGGTGTGGCAGATGAGAACTAATGGGAATCCTATATCAGGGCTTGGAAGTAACCTACGCAGTGCTTCAATGTCATGCCCATCCACGTGTGATGCAATCCATCCAAATGACTTCCACTTCTCGTCTAGTGGTTCTAACTCGCAGACTTCATGCGTAGTGCCATAGGACTGCTGTTTGTTGTAATCTATCAGGACTGTCAGATTGGATAGCTTGTGCTTCGAGGCGCATAGGGCGGCTTCCCACACCGCCCCCTCGTTGCATTCGCCATCACCTAATAGTACGTAGACATTCCTTGTTCTGTCAGCCAATGCATAACCTATCCCGATAGATAACCCATGCCCTAGACTACCAGTACCGACTTCAAGGAAAGGATGCCCGCCCAGTTTTGCTCCGAACTTACAGAAGTCAAACAAGTCCTTATCCGAGATCACCCCCTTCTCATTTAATACTACATACTGGGCAAGGCACCCGTGTCCTTTGGAGAGAATAAACTTATCGTTTGGTTTCATTACTTCATAGACTGACCTCACCATCTCAAGGCAAGAGAACGCAGACCTGATGTGTCCATGTCTCGAGGCTTCCATGACATCTATGATTTTACTTCTGAGTGCCGTTGAACGTGCATCCATTAGACAAACTCCTCGTGTTCTATATTCAGGTAATCTATAATCATTTTATTCTTGGCGTTGGCTACACAGTGGTGGTTGCAATCGTGAATAGGGTCAATTCTATAGAACTTCATACTGTCCTCGAACCAGAATTCCTTAAAGTTCTTATCCTTTATTGAACCGATCAACCCCCTATCAGTGTACGCCTTATCCTGACAGGAGTAGACGTTGCAATCAGCACCTATTATGGTGAGAATCTGTAGGTAAGGACACCATGTATAATTCTTAGAGAACTTATCGTCTAGTTCGTGGTACGAGTCCACAATTTCAAAGTCATCGTCAATTAGTGGATCCAAGTTTCTTATGTCCCACCTAACCTCATCGTAAATCTCCTTGTGGTATTCATTGTTTTCCTTACCATCGTTACTCACAATACAGGGGGAGATTTTAACACTGTCCACGCCAATCTCTTTAAGTTTATATACGATGCCAGATATGTGTTCGTAGTTAGCACGTCCTACTATCAGTGAAACTCCAAGGTGACACCGTCCTCCCACCTTTTTGAACTCTCTCATGTTGTTCATTATCTTAGTGTATTCACCAGCGGGAACCTTACGAAACTTGCTATAACTCTCATCGTCCCAACCATCCATAGAAACCCTAACCCAAGAGCCGTACTTGGATAGTATATTAGCTACCTTGCCGTCTAATTTAGAGCCGTTGGTTAGTACACCAAACTTGATATCAGTATCTGCTAACCATGCCATTGTTTCCCAAATGTAGGGATAGCACAGTGGTTCACCACCACCACTGAAAGTAACAGCCTTAACGCCCATACTGTAAATGTCAACTATTATATCTGCCATCTTATCCATGGGTATGTAATCAGCCTTAACCATATCCTTACCCAGTTGGAGATTATCTGACCTGTAACAGCAATACCAGCAGTTATGATTACAGATATTCGTAGGCTTAATTCTGATATGGACAGGCCCAGTTATCTCTCTACCTAACGAATCCAGCTTCTCCTGATAGTGGAATATTTTAAGGTTAGAGTATTTGCTCATCATCCCCCTCGAAGTATGCGAATTCATAATCACCAGTGTAGCCAAGATCATTGTAGAGCCATATCCAAGAGTCTCTGTCTATCTCTGTGGCTGCCGTTAGTGCCCAACACTGTAGATTAAACTGCTCCTGTTCGTTCCTGAAACTCTCGTGGAAGATAAACTTCTGCTTACCCACCCTCTCTATCTCTTTGATAGCTACTTCCAACTTGGGATGGTTTAGGTTGTGCAGTGTCATTAGAGAGATAACAAGGTCAAAGTAATTGTCTTCAAAGGGATACATAGTATCAGCACTATGCCTAAAGGTGGGTATTCTGGAGTTTGCGATTACATAGTCTGATGTATCAAACCCAACTACTACTGCATTAGGGAGTAACTGCTTGAACTCGTACAATAAGTGAGCCATACCGCATCCTATATCCAGTATCTTTGAATTATTTTGTAATCTGTAGAGGTCAATAAACTTCTCTGCTATGGGTTTCCACCGCCCGTCATACTTATAACCACCGTAACCGTACCGACGGTCTCCATCCCAGTAGTCGTACCCGTACTTCTTAGCCACCTTCATGCAACCAACCTTATTGTCGGTCATACGAGTTAGATAATTCCGTAGTGTCTTCTTGTGCATCGCTGTCATTATATCTAGCTCTTGCATATCGCCTCCTTTAATAACCCTGCCATCATGTGGGCTACACTACCCTGAAAGTCCTCAATGTGGAAGCAGTTATCGTTCTTGCCTACCTGCCCTGGGAACTGGGATGTTCCTGGTACTAGAATACAAATGTCTGCAATACCCCCAGCTTTACCGCCATCCCTACCGCCGACTAATGCAGTAGTAGCACCCTTAGATTTTGCGTACATTAATGTGTTCACCACGTTTTTAGAATTACCGCTACCAGAAAAGGCAATTATGGTATCTTCTTTCTTGGGCTTACAACTTCTAAGCTCACGGAGAAAGATGTTTATAAACTTTAAGTCATTAGCTATCCTTGTTAATAGTCCACCTGAAAGACCGAGACACCTTACTTCTAGTGGCTGAATTTCTAGTGCCCCGTGTTTATCCTCTGCCACAAACGGGTGTTCCATGAGGTCGGAATAGAAGTGTTCTGCTACCGAGAATCCACCACCGTTACCAAAACAGAATACCCTGCCACCAATACGGTATGTGGTTAGAATGGCATTGAACAGTAGAGTGGTCTTCTCTATAGGGAACTCATCACAGATTCGTTTGTGTTCCTCAAGATACATTTTTATTAAAGAATTCGTTTGCATATTCATATCCCTCCGTATTTCCAATATCAAACCATGTAAAGTTCTGTTTAAATTTCTGTGTGAATAATCCGTGTGGTATCAGGGCGTTCAACCCAGATGTGTCCTGCCATTCCCCTTGCACTAAGTTCTGCGGTGATGATAACCCCTTCCAGAAAGCCTTGTAATTATGCACCCCCACCAATCCGATAGAGGCTGTATTGGTTGCGCTCTCATCGCCCTTATCGTACACCTGAAGCACTTGCCTTCTGTGTGTAGCCACTGTTAGATAGGGTAACTTATCTTTAACACGAGATACCCCTATCCAGTTGTAGTCAGGTCGTGGCGGTATCTCTTTGACTATCGTATCGCAGGCACTAAAGACGAACGGGCATTGTAGGTGTGGCGCACAGCACAGCAGGGAATAACCTGGTCCCTTATTCATATCAGGCACATCCACAAAGGTTATCTTCCTATCAGGGTAGATAGCATTAACTACATCCTTTACTTGTTGACCTAAGTAGCCTATAGCCAAAACCACTTCTATCTTGGGGAACCTATCAATGATATGCTCTATGGCAATCTTCTCGCCAAGCGGTAGGATAGCCTTGTTCGTATTGTGGAACTGGGCATACCAATTCCTTGTTCCCTTGCCTGCCGTCATGATGCAGAGTTTATAGGAACTTTTCTTTAACGTGTAAACAGGCTTCTGCAACTGCTCTATGTCCACCACTGTGTGTGCATACATATTTCACCACCTTGGTTAAATCCTTATAGGCGTCTGCAGGGCAAATGGAATACCCAACCGACTTCAGTAAATCCTCATCCATAAAACTATCGCCCATATAGATTGTATTCTTTAATCCCCACTCTTCTTCAATCCATTGCTTTCTATTCTCCTTTCCCTCAATTAATCTAAAGGGGAACCCCATATCTCTAATACGAGCCCGAGATATGTCACAGCCACGCCAGTCTCCGGTAACGAAATGAACGTCTATTTTACCTCGCAATAATTCTAACGCCTCATGGTCATCAGCACCAAAGGCTTTCATTACCTTTCCCTCGGTTGTATAGTACATCATACCGTCAGTCAGAACACCGTCTACATCCAATACAAATGCCTTCATTGTAGTAACTCCCACAGATATTTCTTGCCAAAGTAATACAGGAATCTATTGTACGGTTCTTCGTGTAAGGCTGAACTATTCAGGTAAATCAATGCCGATAGTACCTGCACTTTCTTTAAGTCGTACCCCCTATCTACGATGAACTTCTCCATGATATCCTTGAATTCCATGAGTTTATCATTGAATAACAGGGTGTATTCTGCGGGATGTTCCTTGATACTGTACCCGCCCTCCCTGATTATACTACCAGCCACAATTAATCTATGGTAGACTTTGGCGAGGTCATAGTACACATCACCATAGGGTAGACCACCAAAGTCCTCCCTCCAATCTAACAGGCAGAACCCGCCCTTGGTTACCAGTACATTCTCAGGTTGCGGGTCTCCGTGGAACAGGCAAGGGATACCATCACACAACCACTCCCAGTTTATATCTTCTTCCATGTCATACCACGACAAGACTTCTTCCCCGTTGATAGTTTCTTTCTTGTCCCAGATACCCGTCTTATCGTGAAACAGTTTCAATCTCTGGTTGGTTTTCTCTTGGTAGAACCTACGGCAGACATCATTCCAACCATCAGGTACAACCACTGGCTTCCAGATATTTTCCTGCATGAAATCAAGGAATCGCCCAAAATTATCTTTACTCGAATTTGACAATAGTTCACCTGTGATATACCTATAGGTGAAGAAGTTCTTTGATACCCTCAGTATCTCAGGGACAAAACCCTCCATCATCTTGGCTCTCTCTACTTTGCCTTTAACCTTGCGTTCATCGGCAAAGTATTTAATAACCTCACTGCCCTTGAAGTAAATCGCCTCGTCTGACTTCCGTAGTTCTGAACTTCTCCTGAGTACATGGAATGATTCTTTAGTATCATTAGGATCCCACGTAAAGTATTTCTTCAAGAATACCTCGTTCCTTCTCGGGCTCTGGATTTCATCACCGAGGAATTTAACCATTGCCGCCCTGAACAGTGTGGTCTCGGGTATGCCAGTCCAAACCTTTTGCAAGATTGGTTCAAAGTCCCACAGCTTCAGGAACTCAGCTACAGTACCGAAGCACAGCAAGTCACTAATGGAACCCTGCCATAGAATATCGAACCGGTCAGGATACCGCCTTGACCACGTTGCCACACCGTCTACAATAATCTTCCTCGATTGCGTGTGCCTGTCAATCATTTCGGGGAGAGACATGGATGGCAGGTAATCAGTCCTCGTCTTGAGTACGTAATCGTAATGGCGCAGCGATGACTTCATCATGGAAATCGCAGAGAAGATACCGTAGAACATACTGAGGAACTGACACTCCCTAGTGGCATCTGTCGGCCCTACAGGTATGAGATAGCGTGAACTAATCTCTGCCCCGTCTATACTGGGTAACTCACACAGAAAGACGTTAGGATTATCCAGAGAAGGTAATCTGAAATCTGTTTCCCTTGCCCCTAGGCGGCTGACTTCATCGGTAATATGGCGTAATACCAGATAGAGATCGTAGTCTATCCCCTGCGTTATCTCGGGAAGGATGTCCAACATGAATTCTGTTTCCCTGTAAGTTCCTGTCATCAGTATAGCTGTCTTACTTTTTTGTTCCATCCAATCCCCCTACATAATGGTCTAACAGGGTGAAGATACCGTGCTTGATTTCCCTGTTTATATCCACCACAAGATTTAATTTGCCTATTAATGCCTTGTACTCATCAGAATTAAAAACATAGTGTCCTGCCGTTACTGCCTTGAGAGCATCGGATGTATTACCGTAAAGCCACTTAAACCACTTACCACTCTGTAACGATTTGTCTAGAAAGGCATTCAATGATATTCCGTGTCGTTGCGCTTGTTCTATGACTATCTTTGTTTGGGCAACCCCCAACTCGGGGCCGATATTGATAGCGTCTACACCCGCATTGAGTCTCTGCCTCAAATCGCAGAGACTCGTATAGTCTACGTTGTGTTCCTTGAACTTAACCCCAAAGGAGTGGGCGATAGATACTAATTTCGTTACAGTATCGTAGTCAAAGCAACCCACCTGAAAAATCTCCTTGACTAAACTCCCTGTACCGCCCACTATAAATTCAGGGGTTACAATATCAGTGATGAATTCCAAGTCATGAAAGAATTTATCAATGTCTGTGCTTATCCCCGTGTTATCCTCTGTCCCTACTTCCAGTAGAACATCACATTCCTTAACTATTAACAGCAACCGCTTAGTAGCACGAATAACATCTTTGGCTTCGTTGCAATCAACATGAATCAGATCGAAGCCCGCGTTAAGGTCACTCATCAGGGACTTCTCACTTGCCCCTGAGTGGTCTCGGCAGAGGATAATATTGGGTGCTTTCGCATAATTGGTAAACTCTTTCGAGGTAAGCCCGACATAACCCCCTTTCGTATCAATCTGGTTGCGTGATGCGATGAGCATTAGCTGAACTTGATATTTGGTAGAGTATTCAACCACGGAATCTATCACGTTCATACTCACGGGGCTGATACCAAGTTTACTGTTAATTCTTTTCATGCTCACTATCTATCCTCCCGTCTGGTCTTGAGTAATCATCCTCAACCCTGATTACATCATCCAGTTCCAGTGTTGACGATTCAGCCATTAAGAGGTCAGTGTTTGCTGTAACCCTGTGTACTGTATTGGGCATGACTATAAAATAATCACCTGAGTTATAAGAAGTTTTCTTTCCGTTCAATTCCACTTCGCAGACACCACTCATAATAACATTGACCTCTTCTTTTTCCCTGTGGTACTGCCTGCTACAACGCTTCCCGCCATGGATGAAGATTATCTTGGTAACAAACCTACCCTGATGTAACCACTTCTCCCATCCCCACGGCTTTTTAACTACTTCCATATGCCCTCACTTTGTCTAGCCACTTCTTGGATAGCTCGTCTGTATTTATTATATCATACGTTGACTGCGAAATGCCAAGTCCGTAATCCATGAAGTCCGGTTTATATTCTTCATAGTATTTATAGGGTGCGCAGATTTCAGACAGTACCCTTGAGATGTACCAACACTCAGTAAAGAACTGTTTATCGGGCAGGAAACTGTAGGCATCAAACTTCTTGAATAGCTTGTAAGGGTGAACCGATAGCCTCGCTGCCTCAATACAATCCTCTGCACTCAAGTTCTTGAACGCCTCGTCAGTCATAGGGGTGTTGGGAATAGGGTAAAAGAAAAAGGCGTTGATTACAAATCTGTTACCGAACTTCTCTGCCATCTCCATCATCAGGTGTATAGTCTGCTTGGCATCTTCAATTCTTTCGCCAGGCATACCAATGATGAAAGAAGCTCGAGGCAAGATGTCGGCATCTAGCACCCTTTGCAGAACGGGGATAACTTGGCTGACCTTAATCTTCTTGTTGATTTCCTCATCTATCATCCTCTGGCTTCCAGATTCTACCCCAAAGTGTATCTCCTCACACCCCTTTGATCTGAGATACGCAAGGTCTTTCAGAGGGCTATTGATTCTAGCAAGGCACAAGTAGGGGAACTTAACGTCTAACATCTCCATTAGTTTCTGCGGCCTGTCCCGCTGGAAGAACAGTTCATCGTAGAACGCTATGGAATCAGCACCCATGCTGAGAACCTGTTTAATCTCTGTTACTACTGAGTTTAGATCTCTGAAGATTACTTCCTTGTCTGCCCTTGCATTGTAACAGAACTTACAGGAATAGGGGCAACCATAGGATGTCATGATACTAGCTTGCTGTACCGTTCTACCCCTCATTGAGCGTTCTACTGGCTGGTAGTTGACTACAGTGGAGAAGTCCAGCGGTTCGTTAAATGGTGGAATAGTATCTTCTTCTGAGCTATTGTAAATTGCCTCACACATACACTCTCCCCATCCCTTCACGTAATCATCTGCTCCAGCACCAACCCTACCGTAGTACGCATCCACGTGTTTACCACCCCAGATTACAGGCACATTAGATAGTTTCTTAATCCGCTTAGTTAAGTCCAGAGCCTTCTCGTACTGGGTAGTCATCAAACTAATCCCGATGTACTTCGGATTCTGTTTCAAGACTTCAGGCAGTACCAAGTCGTAATCCTTGTCCTTAGTTACTTTGGGGTCGAGGTAATTCATGTAGACGTAAGCGGGAATACCCTTTCGTTTAAGGTGTGAGGCGATACTCACCAACCCCATGTTATAGAAGTTGATGTTCCTTTCGTCATAGGATGGATTAAAGAAATATACTGGTCTCATTTCTTTAACTCCTGTGATACTGTATAAGCAATAAAGAACGCCTCTAATACAGTCTTAACATCCCACTTCTGTATAGTAGTCTGGAAGCCCCTGTGTTTCATTAACTCATTGGCTACAGGATGTACTACCTCAGTTATCGCCTCTAAGTCTGTCATACCGACCTCGATACATCTATGAATCCCGTGTTTGGATTCATGGTAAACATAGCACAACAGAGTTCTGACGGTGGAAAACATTTTTGTTCCCCATAAGAAGCATTAATCCCCTGAGAGTATGTTCTAAACCAACAGCCTGTAGTAGCTCCGATAGACACCCTGTTAGTTATCTTGCCATTGTTATCTACATTCAGTCTGGTTAATGACTTGGGTATATAGTCGTGGACATGGGAATACCCATATAAATCAGCCTCAAACGACTTCATAAAGCGCATCAGGTTATTAATCTTAGCCCCTTCCGTAATGGCGTTGCCAGTCCCATGAGTAAATGCACCTGTAATTAAATGCCTTTCGTTACTATTCGCTCTATGAAAGTGGAACTTAACAAAGCAGGAGTAGCCAAGATTCGGGACTCCTAGACCATCACAGATATGCTGATGTACGTCTTGGTGAGAATGTCTGTGGATAGATACCTCGTGATTTCCATAGATAGCACCGATGATCTTATGCTTGATTGGTGTGAGTTGTTCGATAACGTGATTCTCCTGTGATGCTCCTAAGTCATGTTTAACTACCCAGTCGGTAATCCCCTGAGAATCCCAGCGTGGGTCTGATGGTGTGATAAACTCTGCTAAGTCACCACCAAGAATAACCATTGCCATATCGTCTTCTGCTATTTCTCTCACCTTGTTTCTAAGTTTATTCTCTGCACAATGGACAGTTCCAAAGTGTATATCGCTCAGATCGTACAAGTGAAAGTTAGCATTAGAGCGTTTGTATGGCATATCAATATTTAATACTTCCATTATTTCTCCAATAGTTTCCTTACAACCATCATTCTGAGTTCACCACAAAAGACACAGCGGTAACGTCGTCTCTTTAGCCTGAATGTATGCTTTCCTCTAATTCTACAAATAATCTTTCCGTTCATAGTACATTCCCCCCTCTATTTATACTTCGATTCTCTTAACTTGGCTTGCAGACATCCTTTAATATTTTCCTTTGTTAATCTAACTGAATTCCTCATAGCAATGGTTGTTATCTCTCTACTTCCATTGATCTCAATCCATAATTCATCGGGCATATCAGATGGGAATTCGGGTTCATCATCTATAGACTTAAAGGCAAAATCCACTACTTTCTGCATGCCCTGCTGGTAGCACATATCACATCTGTCCTCTTTGTCCAGTGGTGCTTTCTCTCTTGCTTCCCAACCCGCCTTAAATGAGATTTCAGCTTGCCTATCACATAATATCTTTACTCTGAAAGGGATATATTTCCAAGACTCTAACGGTGCGGATGATTCAGCACACGCCTTTTCATGTTCCTTAACAACTTCCCACATGGCATCTTCTTTCATCACCGTATCTTTAGCTTCCATATCATTCCTCCTCCTCAAATGCTTCCTTGAATACGTCTGGTACATCATCCAGTTTAAACGCCAATAGCAACAGGTCATTGTTTATATCCTCAGGCTCATCTCTATGGAACAATCTCTTTAACCACTTAATCATTTAATAGACTCCTTGAGACTGGCGATTAAGAGGGCAGGTTTCCATACATTTCAGCATAATCTTTCCCTGAAAGTCGGTCATTGATAGTGGCTTCCTACACCCCTTGCATCGCATGAAGCTCTTGGGATATTCAACCTTAATCTGAATATTAAGGTCACAATCATCTAAACATTCATAGTCCAGTACGGTTTTACTCATACAATCACCAGCCTTAGGTGGGGATATTTTGACTTAAATAATTTCAGCTTACGTTTAGCACCAGGGCCCCATGCTTTCTCACTCTTTGGTTTCACCTCTATGACTTCAATATCCCAGTAATAATTAGCCCATAATCTCATCGTATAAAAATCTGCTACATATTTAGTTACGGGGTCATTCCCTATGTAGAAAGTAACCTGCCGTAACACTATAGTTAGTTCTCCTGATTTTAACTTTGGCTCAAGCACATTAACATAATAATCCTTTTCCTTTTTGGAGTGATAGGTAATGCCGTTGTAGGTACGGTCTTCTCGCGCTGACACATTGTACTTACTGCGCTTCTTGATAGGACTCTCGTTGACTACACAGAGTCTAGTGTCTACATGTGTAGCAATCTTCAAGTCTGGGTTATCCTTTAGTTTCTGTTGTAATGTTTCTTCATCCCAGTTCATTAGATTACCCTCCTGAAATTGGCATCGTTTTGCAACCAACCTACCGCCTTTGCGTAGTCCTCCATATCGTTATCCGTTGGCAGTAACATACCCCTTGAAAATTGTTCTTTATATAATTCCGGTAAACTCTGGTCATCGGCCTCTATCGCTATTCCCTTGATGGCTAGGATTTGGCCGGCAAGGTCAGCCTTATATACACGCTCACCCATTGCTATTCGTTTAATTAAATCAAACTCAATGGCATTAATATCATCCATAACCCTCTTGTACTCTGGACTTTCTTTATTCATTTCTATTTCTCCAATGTCTCTATTCCGTGAAACCGACTTCCGCTTTGCACTACGTCAAAACTCCACTCTCTGAAGTTAGGATTGATTATCTGGTATCCTTCCTCATCTAGTCCGGTGCCAGGTGTCTTGACCTTCTCGACTTTCAATACAGGCTTCTTGAGTGCCTTGTCATTGCGTATAGTTAGGTAAACACTAGCCAAGTCCTTAGTGCCTTCCCCGCCCTCTCCAACGTCCTTGTAACTGCGTTTCTGTAGCACCACAATGGCTATACCCCTATTGAGTCGGGAGATAATAGTTTTCATAACAGTTCTAACCATAAACATATCCTTATCAAGGTAAATCCAATCTATAATGTTGATAGCGTTAGGTTGAATCACGTCCTGCCAATGTTCGGTGTGTTCTGCTAATATGAATTTAGGTATTCCCTTATCATCATAGATATTCACCCAGTCAAAGTGTCCCATACGGTCTTGGAACTTCGCATCATTAAACTCTGAGGTGAAATAGTAGACTAGGTACGCATCCATATTTTCTACCATAAAGTTAAGACAGAAGGTCGTCTTAGCGGTATTCCCCTCCCCTGCTATCACGATCAGGTCTTTAGGATAAATAACTATTGAGTCATTAAATCCAAATGACGTATGATCTTCTATACTTCGGGGCCAGTTCATTTTCAATGTATCACCTTTCTTAGCGTTCCACCATTCGATTTTATTAACAGTAGGGTCTATGATGCGGTACAATCTACCAGTCTGTTCCAGTTCTCGGCTCTTATTGACTATTGATAGGTTGTAGAGGACTTCACCCATAGCGTGTTTAGCATCGGTAGAATTAGACTTCCTATCTAGCTGGAAGTACCTGTAAACATCCTCTGCGGTAAAAGTCTTTCCCTTATTAACTGTCATAAACTCTGACCTAAATCTATTTAATGCCCTTGAGTATAATCCTGATGTTTCTATCATAATTCCAATTCTTATACGTTCTTATATTTTAGTGGTCTATTCTTATATATTCTTAGGTTTTCTTATATATTCTTATACGATTTGAGACTAGAACGCCTCTACCTGTTTGCGTGTATTCTTGGTTATTGCCGGCGCCGGTCTAGGTCTTGGCGGTTCAATACTCACAACGTCTACGGGTTTTTCCCATAGATAGTCAGGGGTCAGGCTAAGTCTGATTTTAAGTCTCCTGCGTTGGTCTAGGACTCTCTGCCATCGTTCCTCTGAGTACATTGTTAGGAATGTAGTGTGTTCTTCATTCATCTTTTCACCTCTCTTTAGTGGGACTGGGGAGGGCTGGTGAGCATTACCGTCACACTTGAGTAACGCTAGACTTAATCTTCTCTCGCCATTAAATACCGCCTTACCAGATTCACCCTCTCCAATCCTTTTGCCTGGCTCATTTTCACCGCTGTTCCTCAGTGTTCAATAAACAATCTTCTCCAGCGTAACCAGACATACAACCCTATTCTGTTTGACTCCTTTAAAATGGTATATCGTCTTCTGGCACTGTTTCATCGAATAAACCTAATATTATCTCCGCTTGAGGTTGAGACAATTCCTTGAGTTTACTAACAGGCCATCCCCTCGATTTGATTTCCAGTTTCATCTTATCAAAGTTATCTTGCTTCTTGGCTAGTTCGTTCAATGCTGCCAGTTTAAAAGCGTCAACCTTCTTTACAGCAGGCACACCATCAGGCTGTGTCTTGGTACTACTTTTCTCAGATGGTGGTGCTGTCGTTGATTGTAGTGCGTCTGGCTTGGCTTTAGGCAGGTCAACGGTAGCTCCAACCTTACTATACAGTATTGAAAGGTACTTTTTAACCAATGGGCTATCGTTCTGTAACTTCCCTGCAATCCACAAGTCTTTGACGTTATCGGTATAGTGTTGCAGTTCGATACTAGCCTGTTTTTCGGGATCCGCTTTGAATTGCTGGTATGGTTCCACCTTTTTAGCGTATGCCTGCATAGGTGGCTTATCTACTTGATCTTTTTTCTTGGCTTCTTTACAGAATCCACCACCCTCTAATGGATGTGAATAGAACACGCCATATTTACCATTGACTGCGTTGTAGGTTGTCTGATGCTCCTGACAATAGTGAGTAGATTCATCGCCCATTGTTATTTCCCTCCCTCAACTGTGATTGTAGGAGCGTGAGCTCTAGCAAAGTCCAATAACTCGATTGCGTCAACTTTAGCCATTACTAAATCATCATTATTGGCTTCGACCTTAAAACCTAGAACGCCCTTAGTACTTGCCGCTTGCTCAAATACAATACGGTACTTTCCATTGACTTGATAATGTTTTACTTCTTCCATTTTAATTCTCCCTTACCAGTTTAATAATGTCCTTTGCATATTGCCTGGCGTCTTCATCCATATCACGCCTATCAGCGTAATACTCGTCCAGTATGTCCATGAGCTTAATGATCTTCTTCTCGTCAGGGTCTTCATCTGATTCAAACTTACCCCCCTGGAAGTCGAAGACATCATGCTTGGAATTGATTGTATTCATATTAGTAACTCCTCAAAACTTTATACCCGTTTCTTTGAATAGCATTATAACTAATTCATAGGCCGACTTGGATTTTCCCGCTTTCCACAACTCTCTTTTTTCTTGGAAGTTAGCACATCTTTGGAATTGTTCATTGTCATAGGGGCATTTACCGCCTTTTGCCCATTCGTCAAACTTCTCTGGATGGGGATGGTTTGAGGCATCATACCTCATTAATTCAAGGCATAATTCGTCTGATACTGTTCCCCAACAACATAATAATAATTGAGTTACTGGAGGAAGGTCTGCCCTACGAAGGTCTGCCCCACGAAGGTCTGCCCCACGAAGGTATGCCCAACGAAGGTATGCCCAACGAAGGTCTGCCCCACTAAGGTCTGCCCCACTAAGGTCTGCCCCACGAAGGTCTGCCCGCTCACCACCATTCCATTCAGAAAATGCTCTGTGTTTGATTAATATGGTTCGTAGTTGTTCCTGTGTGTATTCTTTCATATTAATTCCCCCCCCTTTACATAGACTCTATGACATTCAGGACAAATAACCCTTTGATAGCCTGGGAACGCTGAAACGTGATTATAGCTATTGGTACATATCTTAATAGGCCAGTCGTTAGGTCTGATCGGATTACCCTCTATATATCGCTCTGATAGATTTACTGGTGTCATTTTCATTTTGTCTCCTTATTGCGTTGGATTATCTGATTTACGCACTGCCTGGATATTTCGTATCTTCTGGCGATATTGGCTTGAGATACGCCAAACTCGAACAGCCTGATAATCTCTTTGTTTCGATGGAGCGTTCCGAAACTCTTTTGCATTGTCTCTGACTTATTCATGATTTAATTTTATACTACTTATTGCTATTTGTCAATACCACTGATAAAAATAGTTTTAGTATGTTCCGTTAGATTATCCTCCTCCATTGTGGACAATTCTCGCAGGTTTTGACAGTACAAGGATTGCCGGTATACCTGCAGGTGCCACTGATCGTTTGGTTCGGCTTTAGTTTAGCCTTGAGTTTAATCAGCTTAAATACTGTTTGTGCCTTTCCTTCTAGTCTAGCTACTCTCATTTTACACGCTCCATAAATGTCTTACCGCATTGATAGCATTGATACCGCTGGACTTTCACGCCACCGCGGAATCGTTTATCATAGGGATGACTTGATGCCCTGGCCCCACAATGGGGGCAGTCTTGATATTCTTTTGATTTTCTTTTCATTTTGTTTGCCTCCCTTATTTATTAGAGCTTAACCGCTCTCGAATCGGTACGATATAGGCTCGTACCTCATCGGCAATGGTTAAACTAACTTTGTCGTTTCAACATTGCCTTGGCGATGGTGTGTATATCCATCGGGTCGCCATAACCTTCCAGGTATACAATCCCACAGGTTACGATAGACTTAGTGAACCCGCATTTACGCGTTAGTGTCTGCATCACTTTGTCATCGTATTCTGTGCTAGTGTTGGTAGTGGTTAAGTGTTGCAACCATTCCTTAACTGTCATTTCTCTCTTTGTCATCTTAGTGCCTCCCTTATTTAATCTACACTCATACTACCATACATACATAGTACTGTCAAAGTGATTGTAAGACGTTTAAAGCAATATCTTACTAACGGACTATCCTATTTCCTCACTCATTCATACGATTATCTCCCTATCTTATAGTTATAGCTATCTTCATATGTTGAATACCTTGTATTATAGTTATTTATATGCTATAATAACAATTAGAGGTGAGGAAATGAAAACAAATAAATTAACGGATGTAAAAGAGTTAGAGAATCTATTAGCCAGTGGTATAGCGAGTCAAGAGCGGTCACTGCAAAGGTATCATAAAAACCATTATAACTTTG